ATGCCGGCGTTTCGCTTTTATAACAACGATAACGGCACCGTTAGCATCACGTTCGAGCAGGGGGATTTGTCAGCGATCACGTTGGCAACCGGCCTTTCGCAACGAGTCGCAGACGACATTGTTTCCAGCCTCGGGGCGATCCTTGCGAACGCCAAGGCCGAGCCCAAGATTGCTGCTGAGCAACTTCGCGCCGCCGCCAAGGTGATCAACAAGGCCGCAATCAATAGGAATGGGGTGCAGCGCCCCGGCGCGGACGGCATCTGCGGCCGGACGTGGGCGCTGTTCGATGAAATGACGGAAGACCTTGGACGCCCACCCGCTGCCACAGAAGCCATCGAGGAAGCCGAGAAGCGTGGGCTCGACTTCAATCCGAACAACGTGAAGGTCGAGCACAGCCGGTGGAAAAGATGGAACGGCATCACGGAGACGCTGCGCAAGCCGCGAGCCACGGCGGAAGGTTGAACGGGTCCACGCGGGATAGCCCTGCCTCGCCAGCGGCGGCGCAGGGCGGCCGTATGACCCGGCCGGCGCCCTTAACAGCCGGGGCGGCCCAAGCCAGCCCCACGGCCCGCCGCTGCGCTTCCGGCTTCAGGCGTCAAGCGAACCACTGATCGCCGACGCCATCCCAGCATTTGTCGATCAGGTTTCCTGCGAAACCGGCGTCTCCCCGATGCTTCGGAAGTCCCGTCACGTAGTCGAGGAGTTCGTGCATGAGATCCTTGCCACCGAACTCGAAAGCGAGTTCCCCCACCTGTCGAATGCTCCACTTCAGCGAATTGCGAACAGGGCTCTTAGGGATGGAACGCACCTGAATCCGCTCAAAGCTGCGGATGACTTTATCACCCATGGCAAGTTTCAGAGGGATATTGACGCTGACAGCCGGCCCCATTTTCGCCGCCTGCCTCGCTTCGCGCTGCCGCCGTGCTTTGTCATGGTCCTTCACGGCTCCGACCAAAGCAGCCAAGGCATCGCGGAGTTCGAGTCTGTAGTCTTCCACGCCTTCCCCTCCTGTCAATTGACCGCAGCACCATCGGCGCGCCGGACGACACCGCCCACCGAGACCGTCCGCCACGGAGGCGGGGCGTAGGCGCGAGCATGGTGCCGCTCGCAATAGGACGAGCCCGGCTGCACCATGTCGCCACACGCCACAAGGTCTGCGCCGGACCCATCGACCGGCCATCGACAGTGCAGGCGCTCGCAGTCAATCAGGAGGCGGCGGTGCGGGGTGTCGGCGGGCGCCTCGCGCATGGCGGCTTCCGCCGCCTGCACCCATGCCCCGGCGGCCATAGTCTTCGCTGCCGCGCTCATGCCAGCTCCCTCCGGCGTTGGACCTTGTGGGTTGCAGGCGGACGCGTCCGGCTGGTGGTCGCCTTGGTGCGCATCCAGGCGAGGACTTCGGCCTCGACCCAAACCCGCGTCTTTGCCGACAGGTAGATCGGCGTCGGGAAGTCGCCCTCCTTCACCAGATCGTCGAGGAAGCTGCGGCCGATGCCGACGAGCGCGTACACCTCCTCCACCCGCAGGAACCGAAGGTTCGGCTCGTTGCTGGTGAGGGCGTTGGAGTCTTCTTCCGACATGACCGCTTCCACTGTGGCTATTGCCCCGCATGGGGCTGCATTACGTTGTGACCCACTGTAACCACAGTGAAAACGTTGATTTGAAGCGCTTTTTGCAGTCTGATGTGAAGTATTCGCAGTCGGATTGCGGAAAATACTTATGCGGAGTGCTTTTGGCTGTGGAGGGCTTCAAGGGGTGGCAGGCCCTAGGGAGGTGTGTAATAGGGCATGACCGCGAAGGACGGCGAGGGCGGTGGGGACGGTGGGACGCGGAAGGCGAGAGCCGCACCCACTCTCGTATGCGCGCCCGCAAGGGCCGTCCAACGGCCGACCAAGGCAAATCGCTAGGGCAGGCCATGGGCGGGCGTTCGTGGTTCCGGGACTGCCTGCCTAGCCCGGCCACCCACCGCGCGAGCCCAGCGCCGCCGCTGGCAGCCCCGGCCGTGCTTTCCGTCCCGGTCCCTTCCCCCCGGTTGCCATGGGGGGGGGGGGTGCGAGCTTGCCGTGGGCGGCTGGCGGGCGACGGGGAGGTGGAGGCGATGACCACACCATGGGACAGCCCGAGCCGGCAGGCTTGCAGGGGTTCGGCGGCACTGTCTGGCGCCGAACCCCGCTGAACTCATTGGAGGTATTTAGGTGGGTGTGGGGTAGCCTACGGCTGCACCCCGAAAAGTGGGCGGCTGCGCCGGGGAGACAGGTCGCATTTTGTGGCATAAGGCATTGAAATATAATGGTATTCCGAACTGCATTTTACGCATTTGCGGCATATTTTAAGCATAAGTCATTGAAAATACGCATGTTTAAGGCTTTTCGCTCCCCCACACATATAGACAGAAATGAGACAAAATAAGCTACAGGGGGTGCGTCATTAAAAACCTAAAATATGTATACATATACCCCATATAACTTATTTGTTTTCAGTATGTTGTGCCGTTTTAAGGTGTTCCGCAAATGGCCTTAAAACCTAAAACGCCGCAGGCCGTGTCTCGGGCAGGCTTGCCGGCCCCCCAATGTGGTTACAGCACCGCCAAGGCTCCGCGATCAACGCTGGCACAAGGGGCTTTCTAGGACGGGTTAGGTGGACCGCGCCGGGGCTGCGGCGGGGCCGCAGGGTGGGCATTCCAACCGGCGCCGGGCGACCTACCGGCCGGGACCGCGAAGGCCGCCACGGGCTGCCCCGCGCGAGCGCCGGGCGGACTGGCGGCCGGGCTGGAAGCGCGGTCACGTTCTCCGCGCTGTTCCGCAGAGAACGAAGGCCCGAACGTTCGTATTGTACGGCTCCAACTGGAGCTTGTTCAGTTCGAGCAGGGTTTCGTTGGCAAGAGCCGACCTGAGCACGCCGTCTAGGGCCGCGTTGCTACCCTGTTTGTGGTTACGGAAGGCTGCCAAATTCGCGATCTGCGTGTGTATGTAGGAGCGAGGGATAACGCCTGCCTTGCGCAGATGGTCAAAACGTCGCATCTGCGGCGGTACCTTGTTATCGTCAAGCTGTAGCCATTTCAGGCAAATCTGGAGCACCTTCTTTTCCCGGTCAGAGTCGTCGTTGCCGATATCGCCGGTGGCGAGCTGACCGAGGAACAGGTTCACATCCCGCATGACGAACTGGATCGCCCATTCAACGTGCTCCGTTGTGACGACTGGTTCCCAAAAGCGATCCGCCACAGCGAGCAACGAGGCCAGCTTCAGAGCCTTGAGGTGGGCACGGGTCCAAACAGCGCGTTCGCCTTCGTTCTCCTTGGCGTTCAGGGTGGTGATACACCGGATGTTGAAAGCGGACATTACGGCAAGCGCATCCGGGTCCATTTGTACCATCCGAACTTGGGGCGGGTTCGGAGCCGGTGGGTTGCGCTGCACCGCATCCGACAGGATGCTGCACCAGTATTGCCAGTGGTCATCGGCGAGCCGCGAGCCGCCGTTCTCGTTGGGCAAAGGCCGGTCGCCCTCGTATGTGGTCACAAGGAAGCGAGACAACAACCCATCCTCCATCATGTCGGAGGTGAGCGCTTCCTTGAACTTGCCCGGCGTCGTTTCGCCGAGGAAGGACAGGGCGGGGTACGCGACGCCCGGCACGTTCTTTCCTGCGTCGCTGTACGTCTTGCCCTCCAGATAATCCTTTGAATAGGCGTTGGTGAGGACGCTGCGAAACGCCTGCTCCGGCGCGTCGTTCGGGTTTGCCATGCGGCTGAGACGGCGCCCGAACTCGCCTTGCAGGTTCAGGAAGCCGGGCGTCGCGAGAAGCTGCTTATGGAGTGCGGGACCGGACACGAAGTCCGTAGCCTGGATGAAGCGGTCACAACCAACGATGCCGTTCACCTTTATCCACTTCGGGATTTCCTTGTGAATGGCGTCCTTGCCGATGCCGCTACGCGCGACGAGAATTTGGTACAGGGACAAATCCACGTTCGTGTGTGTCCGGTAGGTCCGGCCGCACACGCCCGCGAGCAAGGCCACGGTCGCCACGGTAGCGACCTCCATGATCTGGCAATAGCTGTTCCCGTAAATGTTGCGCGCGATGGTGCCCGCAAAGCCCGGCGGGAAGCTGAAGGGGAGTTTCGCGCCCTGCTCGCACTTGTCTAGAGCAGCCTTGGTGTCGATCTCGCGCTCGCTTGGTTCCGGGGCAACGGAATTGGCGTCAAACATGAAACCGATGTTAGTTGTGCCCGGCGGAGGCATTGGGGGCAGGGCGGGGTCAAGGCCCGGCTCGGCGCGGAACGCCGGCTTGGGCTCTGCCCTAGGTTCCGGCTCGGACGGTCTCTCAGGAACTGGTGTGCTGTCCCAAAATAAGCCCGGCTCGATCCTGGTAGACTTTTCAGAGGTAGACACCCGTTACACCCTTCCGCGTGAAGTCTAAGCGGAGCGAGAGAAAGGAGGCGCTTGGCAAGCGCTTCCCTTTCGTGTAGAACAGGCGGTGCCACCTGTACTGTTCTACACGGCCCTTCCGCCGAGATACACCCCCGCCAGCTTCACGGTTGGCGGGGGTGTTCTGTTTCATGTACCCCATTGCGGCACCATGCGCCAGTTAAGCGCGCATTTACGATCCAATTGTACTTGTCGAATACCTAAATGCTTGGTTCGGTTCCCACCCCGGCCACCTTCGCCCTTTGACCTCCAAAGGCATTTCAGTGTGAGGCAGGACCCGCCCCGAGGCCAGCCCCCGGCCACCTTGACCTATTGTGGTCACTGCTCGTCCTTGTCGCACTCAGCGGACGCCAGCGCCGGGACAGGCTGCGTGAAATTCCCGGCGAGCTTGGCGGCCACCGCATCCAGCGCGCCTCGTAGTTCCTCGTTGAGCTCGGTTGGCGCATGCGTCACCACGGCATCCACCTGTTGCCGAATGTGCGGGTTCCAAATGGGATCCGCGCCACGTAGCGCGGACTCGGCGGCCCTGACGCCGGCCGCATTGCCCTCGGCCGCTGCCGCGTGCAGCGAGCGCTCAAGGTGGAGGACACGTTTTGCCTGCCCATGCTTCAGGGCATAGGCGAGCGCTTCATGGGCGTTCGCCCACTGGTAAACCGTATCCCGGCTGAGTCCGATTTCACCACACGCTGCGGTGATTGAGAAGCCTTGCGACATAAGATCAACAATCAGGTCGCAGACAACCGGGTTATACTTGTTAATGTCGATATATTTCTCTGCGTAATACGCCTCCAAGGCGTCTATATTGTCCCGAACCGCTTTCGGCAGACGCTCCTTTGAGGCGTATTTCTTCAATGCCGATTTGTACGGGTTTGCCATGAAAGACGATCCATTACTTTGATTGCTTCGTGCAACCATAGCAGACAGCAGCGCATTCGGCAATTTATACTTGCCATTCCAAAAAGGCGGCATTATTGTTAAACGAAATAACAAGCCCCCGTCATACCAATAGAAGGGCCGAACCGCGCAGGTGGAATCTAAGTTATGAAAGCGATTACTGGTGAAGCCCTCGTCAAACGACTTGTGATTCTGCGAGGCAAATTCTTCTACGCCCATGAGCGCAGCGGCGACCATCGGCTTCACGCCGCGTTGAACGCCTTCGAGCGCGAAGCCATGACGCTCCGAGGCGTGGAGGTGAATTTCGCCAGCCAGTCCGAGGCGGGCCACGCAGGCGCGCTTTGGGATGAATGCCACGGGCTGGCGCTGAGGGCGTTCTACCAGCTTGGCCAGTGCCGCAGGGTTTTTGGGCTCGGGGTGGAGCCGCCGCCCCCTGCACCGCCGCAGTTCGGCGCGCCTTCTCCCTTCCCCATCGCCCACGCCTGAAAGGACACCCTACCGATGTTCCCCTTGCTCAAGCGGATTTCGGCCAAAGATCTGGAGCCCATTCGGGGCCGCCCTCGGAAGCTATTCTTGGAAGATCGCGCGCCGGTCAATCCGACCGAGGTTCGGCTGACCCAGATTCGCGAAAGTTACTTGGCCCAGTTGACTGGCCGGCACACGCCCACGGTGAAGGAAATCGCCGAACGCATCGCCGCCAAGACAATTGAAGCTGAGGTGATGGCGGCACTTTGGGGCGCGGATCACGCGTTCACGCGGCGGCAGGACTTTGAGATCGGCCGTCTGATCGCCGCCCTGCATTTGGAGCACGTCGAGCCGCTGCACCCGGCGGACCAGTGGCCGGACGAGCCGGACGATGACCACACCAGCACCCAGGCGGAGCACTAACATGATCGATCCCAGACTGAACCACAGCGAGCAGGGCTTCCCTCCCCGCTATGCGACCGAGGCGCGCGATGCCTTGGCCGCCACCATCGCCAAGCTACCCCAGAGCGCTGCGGCGAAGCTGCGCGAGTTCGAGGACGCGGCCCTCAGCAGCGAGGGCGCGGTGAGGGTGGCGCAGGAGCGGCGCAACGAGAAGCTGCGCCCCATCACCATGCTTCGGCAGGCCGTGGCGCAGAGCACCACGCCTCATCCCGCCAATCTTGAGCGTCTTTCGCAGCTTGAACCCGAGTTGGAGCACGTCGAGGAAATGCTGCGCCGGTTTCAGGCCGAGCGTGCCGCCGCCAACATGCTGTTCGGCGGCATCCAACGCGCGCTCGAAGCCCTGCCGTCCAATGCCCGCCTCGTGCAGGTCCCGGCGCCCGAGCCGAAGAAGGGCATGACGCTCACCGCTGCCCGCGAGGCCGTCACCAGCCTGACGCGCGACATCCACGCGCTGGAGACCTCCGCGCCCACCACCGAGGAGCAGGCTGCGACGCTCCGCGCCGCCATCGCAAAGCGAGGGGAAGCCGGGCGGCCGCGAATGGACCGCACAGGTCGGCTGAAGACCGATGCCGCTGCCACAGCACAGGCTGCGGCGCTCGCGGTGATGTGCTGGGCATTCCCGGAAGCGGTGTTCGAGCGGATGGTGGAAGACGGCGCCTTGCGCGAGGGAGGCTCCCTGTCGGCGGCCGAGAAGGCGGCGGCGCTGGCCACCCTCCGCGCCAGCTTGTTCGAGACCGAACTTTTAGAAGAAGCGCTGATCCAGCGGGACGGCGGCACCCGCCGTCCCGACGCGGACGCGTTCGCAATCCTCGGCGTCCGGGTTGAGGCAGGACGAGCGGCGCGGGCCGCATGAGGACCAAGGTTGCTCCCCCGGCGTTCGCCATCGCCGAGGTTGAGCACAGGCACCACCGGGCGCGCTTGTGACGACTCGGCGCGAGAGGAAAAGGGATGCGGTTCCCCCTATCCCGCATCCCGAACCGTCCCCGGTGGTGCCCACAAATTCGAATCCGGGGCGCCGCTGAAGCGGCGGCCCGGCATCAAATCGCGGTTCGGTTCCTACCGGTGCCGCCCACACACAAGCGGGGCCAAGGGCCGGCACCACCCATGTGGTCACTGCCCACGACACCGCCCCCGCTGAGCAACGGAAAGGACAACACATGACGATTATCGACCGCTTCGGCCGCCCCAAGGAAGTGGCGGCCGGCTACGTCCTTCAGGAGGGCGAGTCCCAGTTTGGCGACCTCGGCTCCATGCACCTGCCGGCGAACACCCGCCGCATGGGCGATGCCGCGCTTGCGGCCTTCTTCCGGGATGGCGGCATGGGCGGCGGCAAGCCCGACGATGCCGTGCCCGCCGGCTTCTTCAAGGATGCCTACGGCCGCACGCTGGTGCGCGGCACCACCTCCGGCAATGACCGGGCGGACGGCAAGGCGCTCGGCTACCGGCTGGCCTATGAGGCCGACCTGCGGGACGCGTACAAGGCCGGCGACGTCGAGCCTGCGGACACTTCGGCGAACACCGCACCCAACATCGCCCGGCACGGCGAGCAGGAAGGCCCCGAGGTGCGGAAGGCCCGCGAGCGGTACGAGAGCGACATGCGCGACGCGTGGCGCAGGCCGGTGAGCGAGACGGCCTGACGGTCGGCCCGTCGCGTGGGGGTGGGCGCAGGCTCGCTAGGACCACACGGTCGGCACCGTCGCCCCCATGTGGTCATCGCGAGTCCACGGGCTTCCCTAGCGATTCTTCCGACAACGAAAAAGGGCGCCCCACCGGGCGCCCTTTTGTTGATGTGGTGGGGGCCGGCGGTGCCGGCCCCGTCTGGCTCAGAACTGGCGGCCCCGGCTGTCGGCGCCTTCCTTCAGGGCTTCCGTCATCGCCCAGCCCGGCCGGCGCTTCCGGGGCGCCGGGTCCGCCGGCTTCGTCCGCAGGGCGTTGAGCCAGCCCTTGCCGGGTTCGCCACCAAGTTCGATCTGGCTTCCGTCGCTGTAGGTGTGGATTCGCTTCGTCATGTTCGGCTCCCTGTCTGCGGTTGCCGCTGCAACCTAACTCAACCTTAAGATGTAGATTCGGAGTAGTGCAAGCGAAAAATGCTCAGTATGAGCACAAGTGAAAAAGCCCCCGGCGCAGCGACGCACCGGGGGCCAGTGGCCGGGCCAGCGATCAGGGGCGGGTGCGGCCCGGCTACCTCGTCACCGGGGCGGACGCCCCGTGCTTCCGAACAGCCCGTCGAGCAGGCGGCACATGGCCCATCCGGCGAGCACCGCGACGGACAGGAGGAGCAGGCCGGACACGGCGGCCGTCATGCCCGGCCCTCCGGTTCCACCTCGGCCAGCGCGTCGGCGCAGGTTGACAGGAAGACCGCGACGGCGCGGGACGAGGCCGAGGCCAGCACCACCGTTCCGCGGAGCCATTTCCGTTGCCAGCGGCCGGGCAGGTAGGGCAGCGAGGCGCACTCATCGGCCGGGACACCCTGCGCCGTCCGACGCTCGTACAGCGCGCCGGACACTGCGAGGTAGCGGGCCAACTGCTCGTCGCGGTCGGCCCGGATACTTTCGGGCACGACGATGCCCCGCGCCTCGCACTGCTCGATAAGGTCATCGGCGAGCACCAGCGCGTTGGCCAGCTCGGTCTGAGCGAAAGCCAATTCGTCATCGGTGAAGTGGGGAAGGTGGCGGGTGTCGAAGTTCATCGCTCAGCCCTCCACCGGCATGAACACGGGCTGTGCGCCCTTGTAGCTGCGCACGTCCTGTCCGAGGCGAGGAAGCACGCCCCGCGTGTCGCGCGCCTGGATCGTGTAGTGCTGCCCGTCCTTCGTGCGGACCACCGCGAGGCCCGGCGCCCACGACGACACCTCGGCGATTTGGTGAGCGTGTTCCGGGCGGACCTTGGCCCGCTGTGTCTTCACCTGAACCTTTGCCATGATGCGAAAATCCCTGATTGCGTAGCGCCTTGACGTTGGCGCCGCTATACAACCTTGGATTGCATAAGAGTTGAGTCAAGCGATTTGTACTCGATTTGTTCTCCATGTGGATAACCGGCTGCGAGGCAAAGAAAAAGGGCGCCCGAAGGCGCCCCGTTCGATGACCACAAGTGCAGCGGCCGTCAGGCTTCCTTGCCCTCCTGCGCCGCCGTCCGCTTGCTGGCCTTGGTGACGAGGCCGATGGGCGGCAGCGCGGCGCGGGGGTGTCCGTGGAACCGGCGCCAGTAGGAATACTCAACCTTCACGTTGGTGGCGTTGAGCCCCGCCGCATGCTTGCTGGCGGCCACCTCGCCAGAGGTAGGGGTGCGCCCGAGGTCGGCCATGGCCTTGTCGCACGCCTGCCACGCGAGCCAGCACAGGCCCCCGCTGGTGGGCTCCTTGATGCCGTTCTGCTCCCGGCGGATAAGCCCAGTGGCGGCCTTCAACTGCGCCTCGCGGGCCGCGTCGGCCTTAGGCTTGGGGGCGGCCTTCGGCTGCACTGTGGCCACCGACTCGCCCTTGGCCTTCGCAGGCGCCTTCACCCGAGCCTTTTCCATGGGGCTGAGATCGGCGGTGTCGGCCTTCGTCGTCTTCGCGGTCATGTCGTGTCCCCTGTCATCGGCGCTGCATTGCGCTGTGACTACAATCTATGATTGTAATTGGGTTGCGGTCAAGCGCATTTTTGACACACTCTGATCCCTTTTTGTTCTATTGCCGTTCAAAACCAAGCCGTGGGCTAGGCGGGGGTTAGGCCGCCGTAACCGGGCATTTTGCTAATGATTTCAAGGGAGTTTGGTGGGCGCACTAGGGCTCGAACCTAGGACCCGCTGATTAAGAGGAGTGCCACGATCTTCTACAGGAAGCAGCAGGAAGCGTCAAGAGTCTGCATCTGAACGCACTTGACGCTTGGTACCCGCTGATTTTAAGAACGCGAGGCGGCACGAAATTGCGCTGCCCTGCTTCCTATATGCTTCCTGAGATCGGCATGCCCACCATCAAGTTCACGAAGGCCTCCGTCGCCCAGCTGCGGCTGTCAGAGGGTGAGAAGGAAAAGCTGTACTTCGATTCGGCCATGCCCGGCTTTGGCCTCCGGCTCCAGGGTGGTGCCGCCCGGTGGATCGCGCAATATCGCGTCAACGGGGTGACGAAGCGCACAACCCTCGGCCGCCGGGAGACCCTCGATCTAGACAAGGCGCGCGCAGCGGCGAAGCAGGTGCTGAGCAAGGCGGGCCTCGGCGTCGACACTCAGGAGGAGAAGAAGAAGGCCCGGCGCGCAGCACAGCTTACCCTGGGTTCCGTAGTCGACACCTACCTGGAGGCCTATGAGCCGACCGTGCGGCCGAACACTTTCCGGAACGCAAAGCTCCACCTGAAGACCCACCTCAAGCCCCTGCACGGCATGGCGCTGGACCAGATCGGCCACGGCGACATCTCAGCGCGCCTCACGGCCCTGCGCAAGGAGATCGGCACCTCGACCGGCGACCACACCCGCGTCGCCCTGTCCGGCCTCTACGGCTGGGCGATCAGCGAGGGGTTGTTGAACGACAATCCCGTCGTGCGCACCCGATCCAGCCGCCTCGTAAAGGCCAAGGCCGGCGAGAGCCCGAGCGGCGGCCGGGCGCGCACGCTCTCCGCGGCAGAGCTCGGCGAAGTGTGGCGGGCCTGCCAGGATGACGACTTCGGCCGGATCGTGCGGCTCCTCATACTCACCCTGCAGCGGCGTGAGGAAATCGCCGCCCTTGATTGGAGCGAGGTCGACCTCGTCAAGGGCATCATCTCCCTGCCGCCGGCGCGCACCAAGAATGGGCGCGAGCACCTGGTGCCGATCTCCACCGCGGCGGCGCAGATCCTCGCCGGCGTGGAGCACCGCGACGGGCGCGACTTCCTGTTCGGCGAGGGAAAGGGATCGTTCTCCGGCTTCTCGAAGGCGAAGCGCATGCTGGAAGAGCGGGTGCACAAGGCGCGCATCAAGGCCGACCCCGCCGCCAAGCCCATGCCGCACTGGACGCTGCACGACCTGCGGCGCACCGGCGCGACCATGATGAACGAGAGCCCTCCCCTCGGCCTCGGGATGCAGCCGCACATCGTCGAGGCGATCCTGAACCACGTGAGCGGCACCCGGGCCGGCGTGGCCGGCATCTACAACCGGGCGCTCTACCTCGCCGAGAAGACGGCGGCGCTGGAGGCGTGGGGGAATTTCGTCGTCAGCGAGGCACCGTGAATGTGTGGCCACCGGCTGTGACTACAACGCCTTCAGGCACATCGATGCCCTGGTTGTCTTCGGCGCAGGTCGTCAGACTGGCCTCTCCCCACGGGTTATGGAGTGTGCGGCTCTCGCGCTCATACATGCGCATTGAGGCGCCCATGACATTGAACCTCGCCTCATAGCTATCGTGCGCCCGCGTCCAGCACGTGTCGGTTATCAATGTCGCCCGCCAGTCTAACTCATCGCGCTTATGCTCTATAGGGTCCAGTCGAAAGATTGGCATGGCACGCCCTCCCCTGTTGCCTATGTAGCACGGCCCCGCGCGCGGCGGGGCCTGGATTGATCGACAGGGTGTCGATGGTGTCGGTCAGGGGCTGTAGCCAAGGCCTGCCAGCAGGTCGTCCTTCAGCTTCTCGGACTTCTGCCACGCGTCGCTCACGGCATAGTGCAGGCGCTCCAGCTGGCCGGGATCGATGATGTGGCAGTGCTCCACGCCGCCCACGAGATCGGGCTTCTCCCCGGCGATCTTTCCCTCGAAAATGCCGGAGAGCAGGTCCCAGACGACGCCGGCCGCGTTCGCCGCGTCATAGAACCTGCCTTCGAGGTCATGGATGTGCTTGAGCCGATCCTCGGCCGAGAGGCCGTTCTTGCGGGGCGGGCTCATGCGGCACCGCCTTCCTGATGGCGGGTCACGGCAATGGCGAGGCGCTCGCGGGCATACCGCTCCGCCCGCTTCGCCTTCTCCAGCGCGTCGAACGGCGCCTTGGTAGCCACCATCATCCGTGTCCAGTCGAGAGTGTCCCGCTCGACGTGCTCGATGCCGTGCTTGTTCTTCCATGCAGTGTAGGCGCGGCTCAGGTGGATCTGTGCCTCCTTCCGCCGCAGCCCGGCCTCGTGCGCCTTGATGGCCTGCTCGGCGATAGCGAGGATCGAGGAGAGGTCAGGGATGTCCATCAGGCCCTCCCAGCGAGGAAGCTGCGGAGGGTCTCCACCATGGACAACGGCCAGCGGACCTGCTGGTACATGCCCATGTTGTTGCTGAAGGCGCCGGCATCGAGCGTGCCGCCGGCATCCTTCCCTTTCTGCGTCAGGGCCCACCGGCTCTTGCCCTTGTGGGTCGGCTCCTGCATCTGGAAGCCGAGCTGCTGCAGGTGCAGGTTCACCGTCTGCGCCGAGAGGCCGTTCAGCCGCCGGCCGATCTCGGTGGCGTTGAGCAGTATGTCGTCGGCGGTGTCGTGCAGGCGGGGAATGCCGAGGGCTTCCAGGTGGTCGAAGCCCGTGAGCCGGGTGGTGGCGAGGTTCGCAGCGATGAGGGCGCGGGAACCCTCGAATCCGGCCATCTTCATGAGCTTGAGGTTGTGCGACATGGTCAGGCGCACCTCTTTCGCGCTCGCGTCGCCAGCAGGCGGCGGGGGCGGCAGCACGACGCCGGACTTCACCATGAAGTAGGTGTCCTCCAGCTTCGAGAACACCTCCCACGCCTTCGGGCTCTCCAGCAGCTTCGCGTGGCGCAGGGCACCGGCCTCGGTCCAGAGGATGAGGCTGGGAGCGCGTGCCGCGACTACCCGGCTATTTTCCGGGTAGTCCTTGAAGGCCTTCAGCGCAGCGCCGGTCAGCTTGTGGAAGTGGTAGCCTTCCTCGAACTTGTCCGGGTTCTTGCGCTGTCCGTCGTAGATGTTGTCCGGCGTGACCCCATAGGCCTTCGCCAGCTGCTCCGTCGTCATGACGGGCTTGCCGCGGTACATGATGCGCGGATTGTCGGGGCCTTCCCCGTCACCGCCTTCGGTGGTATTAACAAGACCGTTCATCGTCATTCCCTCGCAGGATGATTGTGATCTCCAGGAGCGACGACGGGGCCTGCCAGGGTTTGACCGTCGTCGCTCTTCTCGTTTCCGGCCATGGTAATGGCCGAGCCGCCATCGGTGGCAGGTATCTCACCCGCGTCCGCGGGTTTCTCACCCACGGCCCGCGTACCGGTACAGATAGCTGTTTGACTTTCCGGAAATCCGGAAAAGTCTTCCGGAATTCGAGAAACTGCGGCGCTTGCGCGATCCATCCGCTCCCGGACAGACCTGATAATCTCGCTGTTGATCGAGGCCCCGTTGCGCTCGGCTTCCGCGTCCACCCACCGTTTCAGGTCGGGCGGCAGGCGAAGCATGAAGCGGGGCCATGTAGCTTGCGTCATAAACCTCCTTCCACCATTTTGGTGTCGTTAACCCTAACTGACACTGTTTTAGTGTCAATCTATTTGTGACACCGTTTTGGTGCTATGCACTGTACATGGCAACGAAACCAGCGAAGAAGCCCGCCGCCCGGGCCCCGACAAAATTCGCCAAGGCAGCGAAGCAGGACGATTTCGTCCGCATCACCCTGAGGCTTCCGCCCGACCTGCACGAAGTCCTTGTTAAATCAGCGGGCGCGAGTTCGTTGAACGCTGAGATTGTTTCGCGCATAGAGCAGTCATTTTCGAGCCAGTCGCTAGAGCATCGCCTCGAACGGTTTGAGGACAACGAAAATCGACTGATGTTCTTGGTTGCGGACCTTCGCAAGTCTCAACTAACTCTTGAAAACCAAGCGCAGCAATTGGCTGATCTTGCAACTCGGTATGCAGCAGAACGTGATGGAGAGGCCGAGAGACGACGAGAATTAGAGGATCAGCTGAAGCTCTTGCTCGACGTTCTGCGTTTTAACTCGCAGCAAGATCCCGGCACTTAACGCTCCCGGGCGACGGCCTCCAGGCCCTTCTTGATCAGGAACCGGATCGTCTCGGCCTGCGTCGGCTTCCGGTGCGCGTAGCGCGCATCCTCGACCTCGGCGACCTCGGCTTCCGTCATCATGATCGTCACGCGCTTTTCGCGGGCCGGACTGGCGCGGGCTTCCTGCACTGCTTTGCCTCCTCAAATCGGCACAAGTTGTGCCGGTAAGGATCAGTTAACCGGCACAAGAAGCGCCGGTCAAGCCCGATTGTGCCGCTTGTGCCTATTTTGTATGGTGCGCAGCATGAGCGACGAACCCAAAGACCAGCGCATTCCAATCATGATGTCCGCCTCCGAGGTGAAGGCCATCGATGATTGGAGCTTTGAGAACCGTATCCGTACGCGAGCGGAGGCAGTTAGGCGTCTGTGCCAAATAGGTCTGATGACGAGTTCGGCTGCAAAGGATATCGCTCACCGCAGCGGCGACCTCAGCCAACTCCTTTACATACTTGATGATGCAGAGCGCCTTCAAAGCAAGGAACATCTGATGGAGCTAAAACATCATATTCTTTCACTTATTCAATTAAATATTGGCATATTATCATCTACCGTAATCCCGACTAAGTCGGACGACGATCTTACCGTTTCAATCAGCTTTCTCCGTCAATGGCTTAAGGGCAGAATTGAAATATCTAACTCGGAATGATCAAAAGCCGCCCCTCCGGAGAGAGCGAAGCTGATCGGAAGCCGCCTACATGGACAAGCTCGGCCCTCGGGGCGAGGATCTGTGCCTCTGGCGATCCATCATCGATGTGAGTGGAGTATGCCCTGAAAAGGCCGGCGGGCTTCTTTGCTGCCTGCTTGTCTTGAGGCGTGGGCTTGGGCGTAGGTGGCCCCGATGCTACCCTGCGTAGCGCTGCGTTGAATTGCTCCTCGGACTCGTCGCAGCCGAGGCCGCGGGCTGCGTCAACAAACTGGCTAGCTTGACTTTTCCGTTGATCCGGACTTCCTGTTTTCAACATGGCTAAAGCGCCTCTAGACCAACCTGACTACAAATACGTCGCCTATATCGACGAGGCCGGTGATCCCGGCCTAAACCGCGTTCGCCCCATCGACCCAGTCGGGGGCACTGAGTGGATGGTAGTCGGCGCATCCCTCATCCGGAAAGAGAATGAGGCAAATCCGCCCAAATGGGTTGGTGGTATGCTGCATGACATCGGCATTCGACAGAGGCCTGATTTGCATTTCAGAGACTTAAGTCCAACCAGACAGACGCGAATATGTAGCTTGATGGCGGCGCTTCCAGCCGTTTATTTCGTAGTGGCCTCAAATAAAAAGAATATGAGGAACTACAAAAATGAGCGCGCAGAAGCTAAGTCATATTCTCAGCAGTGGTTTTATAATTGGCTCTGCCGCATACTTATTGAGAGAATTACGGATTTTGTCCTGCGTGATGCGCTACGCCATCATGGTCGCGCAGAAAATGTAAAATTCGAATTCTCGCAGCGCGGCGGCCACCGATATAGCCAGACCCAGGCATACCACTGGCTACTAAAGACCCAAGCCAGAACGGAAAATATGGTTCTGAAGAGAAGAATACCAAAATGGGAAGTTATGGATTATCGACTGGTGCATGTATATCAGCACAAGGAGCGCGCCGGCCTTCAACTTGCGGACGCAGTGTCTAGCGCATTTTACACTGCTATTGATAATTTGGATACAGGACCATGTTTTTATGATCCATCTAAAGCACTAAAGCCCCGGATCGCGTTCGAAAAGACAGAATTTGGAGATAAAAAAACAGACGATTACGGCGTTGTGTTACAGCCGACCCCAGCGTGCGACGTAGATATAAGCGAAGACCAGAAACATATATTCAAATATTACGGATACTATTTCAAAAAAAAGAGGTAGGCCCCGGACACTGTTTCGTCCATTGGGATAGGCTGTTCATCTAGAGACAGCCATCAATGGATAAGGTCGCAGTCAGCGTTGGGCGAACCCAGCCCCGCAACCAGTGTTTGCCCCGGCGTTGCCTACCGTCTTCAATGTGGCAGATTCGCGCTGCAAAATCAATAACTTACTAAGCTATTGATTGGACTCAAATATCCGCTTCCGCGTTAGCTCGCCGATACGTCAGGCGCTTGCTCTTCGCGCCTGTCAGAGCGTGGCTCACGCCACCCATATCGCTCACGCCCAGCGCCACGCGGTTGTTGTACCGGAAATCAAACTCGGCAAGGTAGCGATGTGAGGTCGCACACCAGGGACTTCCCCGTCCGGCTTCACATGGCGGGCTTTTTCGCGCGCCCACCCATAGGCGCCCGGCCCGCAGATGGAGCCAGGCACCTCGAAGGACGACTATGCAGCGCGCCTCGCCGGCTTGAACTTTCGGCTCAGGTGCTTCCGGATGCGATCAGCGATCTCCGGGAGGACCGGCAGGCACAAGTGTGAAGTCGCGCCGGCCATCGCCTCGTCCCAGGCGACGATGAAGTCGAAATCGTCCATGGCTTCGAGGAGTGCCGATCCAGCTTCCCTCCACTGCGCGTTCTCGGAAAGCACCACGCAGAGAGCCTCGACGATCTTCCCACGGACCGAGCCCGAATTTCCGTCACCGGTCTGGGTGATGCACTGCAAGGCCGTGATGAGGGTGTCGCGGCCGTATTTCTCCAGACATTGCTGAAGAGCGGCAACTGACTGTGTCTGCCCCTTCTTCACCCGGTGGCGCCCCAGACTCTTGCGCGAAATTGATACCTCAGCCGCCGCGCAGACTTCAGCCAGTGCCAGAGCCTGTGGATCACCTGCAGTCAAACGGGCGTAGAAGATCTGCTGCGGCTGGATCTTCGTCACATGACCGTTCACGGCCGCGAAGGCTTCAGCCTGCTTGGCGCGGTCCGCCTGAACGACCTGACACGGGACGGTCTCGAACCCGCGAAGCATCGCGGCCGTGGTGCGGTGCTGCCCGTCGACGACGGCAAAGCGCCCACCCTCTACAGGTGCGACGATGACGGGAGCGAATTTTGACCAGTCGAAGCCTTCCGCGATCCGGCGGACATTCGATTGCCCGCGGGTACTCATCTCTCGTTGATAGCCGGGGTCGACCACGAGCTTATCGACCTCGATCCACTGGAGCATCGGGAAAGGCCCCGCATTGAGCGCGGACTTGGGGGCCGAGAAATTGGCGGTAGATAAGGCTTTGAGCATGGCGTCCTCACAGGTTGTTAACCATAAAAGGACGCGCCCGCCGCCGCGGGCTGTCACGCTGTGGGGGCGAAATATCCCCGGTATCCCGATGAGCAGCGCACACAGTGCATATGCGAAGGTACTCCTACTGCCCCACGGCATCCTTCACACACTTGGTCGTGAAGCTGGTCTTCGCCGCACCGGCGAGCTTCTTTTCGGCCGCCTGCGTGTCGCACGTTGCCTGGGCGTCCTTCTGGCATTTTCCCATGAAGCTGGTCTTAGCGGCGCCCGCGAGGTTCTTGCTGGCAGAGGTGGCCGTGCAGGTGTCGGCCAGGGAGACGGTGGTCGCCATCGAAGCGATGGCCAGCGCAAGAGCGAACGTCTTCATCTTCATTCCTCCCGAGGGTCCGTACTGAAGGAGGCTAGCGCCTCGCCGACCTGCCTTCCATCGTGCCCATGCGTCACCAAACCAGAACGGCCGCAAGGGCGTGCCAGCCCCACCCGATAAGCTTCGCGAAGGACACACCAACGATCAGAACGGTCGTGACGGCGATGCAAGTCCAAGCAAGCGCCCGCTTCCACCGCGCGGCATCGGGAGAAGTCCAGGGCTCATTCATGGCGTCGCTTTGGCCTTGGGATCGAGTTTGGATGCGCCCAGTCATGACCCAAGAAGACAGCGGCCCTGTGGAGCGCGTGCAGCAGCTCGGAAAGCTGCCGGTACTCCTCACTGGCCACCGGCGCCCCGACAAGAAGCTTGAGCACATCATCCCTGCCTTTGAGGACCAAGTCGATGAAGCGCTCAGTATCGAATTCCGTCCACACTCTGCGGTGCCGGGAGGACATAGGCTACCCCTCCTGAGCACGGCGCCCGCGGCGGAAGCCGGCCGAGGCATCCGCCATCAGACGCGACATCTCGTGCTCCAGGTACGCCTGCCCCACCAGCAGCGCCCGGATTGTCGCGCGCGGGTCGCCCTCGCACGCCTCCAACGCGGCATCCACCTCCGCTTCGCTCACGTCAAAAGGGAATTGTTCGGCGGGCGCGGGCTCGCTCGGCATGGCACTCTCCAGGGCTGATCTGCCCTATCGATTCCACGAGAACGAAAAGAGAACAAGCCACGAGATATGGGGGGTGGAAGTTCGCCGAGGCAGAGGCTAGCGTTTGTGGAATGTGCAACCTCTACAGCCAGACCAGCAACGCCCAGGCGATCATCGATTTCGTCAAGGCCACGCGGAACAGGGCCGGCAACCTTCAGTCCCAGCCGGGAATCTTCCCGGACTACAGCGCGCCGATCGTGCGCACCGCAGAGGACGGGGTGCGCGAGCTCGCCATGGTGCGCTGGGGCATGCCGTCATCGCAGCTGGCGCTCATGGAGTCCGCCAAGAAGCGCGCGGCGAAGCTGGAGGCGAAGGGGCAGACGGTCGACTTCAAGGAGCTGCTGCGCCTGGAGCCGGACAGCGGCACCACCAACATCCGCAACACCAGCAGCAAGCACTGGCAGCGCTGGCTTGGCCCGGCGAACCGGTGCGTGGTCCCCTTCACGAGCTTCAGCGAATTCAACAAGGCGGCCGGCGGCGACGTGTGGTTCGCCTTCTCGGAGGAGCGGCCCCTCGCCTTCTTCGCCGGCATCTGGACGGCGGGGTGGACCTCGGTCCGCAAGATGAAGACCGGGGTCGAGACCATCGACCTGTTCGGCTTTCTCACCACGGAGCCGAGCGAGCCGGTGGTCAGCATCCACCCGAAGGCCATGCCGGTGATCCTAACGGAACCGGAAGAAATCGAGATATGGATGACGGCTCCATGGGCAGACGCGAAGGCGCTGCAGAGACCGTTGCCGGCTGGCGCGCTGCAGATTGTGGCCCGGGGCACCAAAAAGGATGAGGTCTGAAACGCAAAAAAAGCCCCGCCCTCCTGAGAGAGCGGGGCGGTGCCGGGAGCAAGCATTCCGGCCCGGTCGGCCTTATGCTGCAACGGTTTTAGGTGGTGCCGGTGGCGGCGCTCGCCTACTCCCCCAGCGCCCCGATGAAGTGCGGCGCTTCGCCTTCGGTATAATCCGGTCCGGATGGATTATACCTTGCGGCCCGCCTCCCCTCCTCCACCAGCACCACCTCGGCCGCCTCGCTCATGAGCCGGACGGCGTCGCGATGCGTGAGCGGGACCCGCTCTGCTTCCTGCCCCGGCCGGCTGATGACCGCATAGGCGCCATCATCGTCCCAATCGATCGAGAGGCGGGTCATGGATGGGGCGGCTTCATGAGGCTGATCTGGGCACCCACCCACATCACGCCCATGGTGGCCACGATGATCACCCCGATGATCGTAATCCCGATCTGGCGCGCGAGCACGTCGGTCAGCTCGCGCCAGCGCCGCAAGTGGTGGAAGTCGGCCCGGATGCGCTTTCGCTCGTCCGAGTCGTCGGCATAAAGCCCCACCTCCATGAAGGCGCGCTGCACGGCTTTGCTGGTCTCGGTGGCATAGGCCTCCCGCTCCTCCCGCAGAACCTCCCGCAACTCCTCGCGGGAGATGACCACCATTTCGGACCCGACCTCATTCGTTGGCGTCATCGCGCTCCCCGCCATCCGCAAATTTCCTTGCCGACGGCATTGTGCGCCCGCACCTGCCGCTTGGTCGGTACAGTGTCGCTCTGCGACCATGTGATGGCGCGGAACGCGCCGCAGGCGACCTTAGTCCCGGCGGAACCCGTCGTCTGGCATGCCGTCAGGCCCAACAGGCACAGCATCGCTGCGCTCGCGCGCGCGGCTCGCCCGGTCAATGACACCCTGCGCATCGCTTTCCGCCTTCTGCTTGAGGTACGCGGCACGGTCATCGCCGCCCTTGTCGTAGGCCACCCACACCAGGGCGAGGGCCGCATAGATCACCGCCGGCCGGGAGCCGAAGCGGACCCACAGCGCGGCGACGATGGCGCCGTTGGCGGCCACGTACAGCCACCAGGGGATGAGGGAGAGGAGCCACTGCATCACGCCGCCGCCTCTGCAGCCTCGTTGCCATTGTCCGGCGCGGGAGACGGGGCGAGGTCCAGGTCGGCCCGGAGCTGCTTCGCCCTGCGGTTGGCCCACCATGCATAGCCGGCACCCGCGAGGGTGAGCGCGACGCCGAGCACGATCAGCACATTGAGCACCACGTCGAGCGTGGTGGAGATGCCCTGTGCCGGCTGGATCGCCGTGGTCGCCGTTGAGACGGCCGAAGACGCTCCACCCACGCCAGCGGCCAGCGTCCCCTTGTCCGGGCTGGGGAGCGGCTTGGCGTCGGTCGGCAGGGCCTTTCCGGGGGCCGTGGTCCATCCGGGAGGCGGCTCGAGCGGCACGGACCCGCGTGCGACGGCCTGCCCGAGCTTGCGCACGTCGGCGACGCGCCGCCCCCAGCCCTTGCCGTAGACAGACCACGTCCGGAGGGCCTTCAGCATCGCGAGGCGGCGAGCCTGCATCGCAGCGATCACCGCATCCGTGTCGTCCAGCGCATTAGCCGCCACGACGGTGTTGGTGCCCATCTGCCCATCCACGAGGATAGGGCTGTCACCGGTTTTCGCCCGCACGTCGTTGATGGCGCGCTGAAGCCACTTCACCGACTGCGCCGGGCCGGAGTTCACCCCGCCGTCGAACACCACGTAATCGAGCCCCGCCGGCAGATCGTCGCAGTGCATCACGTCCCAATAATAGGTGCGCCAGATCTCCACCCGCTCGGGCACCGTAATGCCCCACACATCGGCACGGGGACGCCCCTTGTCCCGAAGATACTGGTTGTAGCGGGCCTGCGTGACGCCGTAGGCCGTCCGGCCGCCGGGGTCCCTCTTGTCGTCGTCCTTGCCGCCCTCGTGGACGTTGACGCACGCGAGCGCCGGCTCAAAGTTCTGAGCGACCATGGATCACCTGTGGTGTTGGAGAGACGCACGTCGGCGCGCCCCGGCTGGTGCAGGGACGGGGAGAGCGGTCAGGGGGTGGCTGGGCTAGAGAGCGGATCAGCGCAGGCGGGTGATGTAAACTCGCGCCCCAGCAGCCAGATATTGCTGGTTGGCCTCATCACTCTCGACGAGCCACACGCTCACCGGGTCATAGACTGGCGGGTCGGCGCCGATGCGGGGCATATGCGTCACCAATTCGACCGCCTCGCCGTCGGCCGTTACATTGACGGACGGCGCATCTCCTGCAACGGGGCCAATATCAACGATGCACCACCCACCAGCATCAGGCAGGCCGGCCTCGTAGCCGTCCGCGAGGGAGAGGACATCTCCGGACTCAATAGTGATCGTCCCGGACGATCCGGGCGGGAGCGAGAAAAGCAGATCGGCCATTTGCGCATCCTATGTATTCGATGGATCAAATAGCGGCGATCGCCGCCCGGAGCGCCGTGTAGGTCAGGCGCGCGTAGTAGTCGGACCCATAGATGGAGCCATGCACCCCGTCCGCGTTGGTCACAAAGTCCGCATTGCCGTCGCCGGTTGGGCTCCCGTCCTTCCCGGTGCCGGTGCACCATGGTGCCTGCCCCGCATGGCCCGTAGCCCCCGAGCTGTTGACCCACACGCCGGCCGTCATGTCGATGTCAATCCAGGGGCCCGCGATGGACTGGAGTGCCGGGTAGACCAGTGCATGCTTGGCCACGCCGGACCCATAGGACGAGGTCTGCGGTGTGAAGGTAGACATGCTCACGATGACTGCATTGGGCAGCGCCGCCCGGAGCGCCGCGAATACAGCAGTACAGCCGGCAGTTAGTCCTGTGGTCCCATCATTATACGGGTCCGCGACAATAACGAGGTCAGGATTTGAGTTAGTGATGCATGCCAACCGTCCAGCGTCCTGAAAGGTCTTGAGGCCAGATCCTCCGGTGATAAAGCCGGAGCCGCCCCCCGCTGAGAGTGTGAAGAGGGGGCTTATCTCCTTGTCGACCATTCGAAAAAGGCATTCGAGGAACTGCCCGCACACACTGTTCCCGGCGATGGCCTGTCCATAAGAATTCGTCAGAGCGGCCACCTTGATCTGCTGGTCGAGAGCCACCGCCGCGATGGAGCTGTTCCGGTCTGTCGCCACCCCCGCGAAGCCGAAGGACTGCCCATAGCAGACGATCCGTTTGGAGACGCGGCCCGGGAATGTGACCCCCAGCCGGACGGCCGCGAACCCGCCGGCAGATGTGAGGGTGTAAAAACCGGACTGCACAAATTCGCCGTCCGCAAAGATGGTCCACCGACCTCCTGCACGGTCGCATAGGTCAAACGCGGTACCGTCAAAGTCAAAGGAGACAATCGCCTGATTGACACCCTCCGTCCCTGATGCGGAGGGGCCATAGAAAGTCACCCCCGAGCTGGTGAATATTGTCCGCCAATTCACCCAGTCATGGATGGAATAGTACGTCCCTACAACACCAGCCGTCTGTGCCCGCCGCTCATTGTAGGGAGACGTGAGGGCGGTGGACGTGCCGGTAGCTGATGCGCTCGGGGCTGTCTGGCTCAGGGTTGGTGGCGCAGCCATCACGGATGGCATCTTGCCCACCGTTCGGCCGAAAACCGTCTGAAGGCGGCGCAATGGGGAAGCGGAGAAGTCGCGATAGTATTTCGTCATGTCGACCGCCATCAGTAGAAGTAGTAATACGGAGCGGCGATGATTTGCCCATCATCGTCAAGGATCAGAGAGCTATCGTCGTCACGAAGCCATTCGTATCCAATGGGCGGAAACGTATCGTCCATCCCCCATCCGAAGATCCACGTCACTCGTAGAGTAAGCACCGGAAGGGCCATGTCTCAGCTCCACTCAAATCTGGCTTGCCCCGTCCGTCCGGCGCCGCCGTCGTAGCTATTGCCGTCACCTGGCAAACCGGCAGCGCCGACCTCCACCATCATCACCGTGCCGGGCACGAGGTCGCCCGGCGCATAGGTCTTGATGACCACCCCGCCGGGGCCGGTGCCCGATGTCGAGTAGACCGTGCCGGAAATGGTGCGCCGGGCACCGGAGGCACCAGCACCGGCCGCCGCGCCCGAAAGGCCGTCGCCGTCCGCTCCGACGCTGGCTCCGCCAGAACCGGGAATGCCGGGCGTGTCACCTCCGGCGCCGGAGGCCGAGACGCTGGGAGCCGCGCCTGCGGAGCCGGTGTAATTTCCGTCGCCGCCACTGGCGCTGCCGGCGAGGCCGCCGGTGGTCCGGTCGGCCGGCACCGGGCTTCCTCCCGCCACCATTCCGTCAAACGTGGTGTCGCCCCCCGCCGTGCCAGCTGGAAAGGTGCCGGCGTTGGAGATGCCGTGCGCGCCGGCCGACGCCCCCACCAGCGTCACCACCAGCTCGGTTTCATAGTTCGGGACGATGATCGGATAGGTGCCTGGTACGCTCAGCGTCCGCGAGCCAGGTGCATCGAAACTCCCCGCCGCGGTGCGCACCAACTCCGGCGCCTCATCCACCAGCGTGAGCGCGAACAGGCCGTCGTCGGTTTCCTCGATACCGAAAACGATGCACCGCACCGTTTCCTCTGTCGCGGGCCCCCAATAGACCAGCGACGCCTCAGCGCCTTCGCCGACAGCCGGGACAACCTGCACGTCCCAGCCCGAGATGACGGTCACGGTGGCATCCGGGACCGGCGTGACGAGGGTCACCGTCGTGTGCTCGCCTTCGCCTTGCGCGATTGCATGGGCGGAGAACGTCCCGTCCATGCGCGAGATGACGACGCCGAAGCCAGGGTCGCCGGCGGCGATTTCAACGGCGCTGTCCAGCACCAGCCCGGTGATATTTCCGCCCGACACGATCTTGCTCTTGATCCGCGCGGAGCCTGCCCGCTTGGTGAGCACGTCGTGGGTGATGCCGACAAGATCGCCGCGTCGGCAGGCGATGGCGATCGCATGCGTGTCGAGATAGTAAAACGTGCCGCGCGCCGTCGGCTGGGCGAGGTCGAAGTTGGCGCGGCCGAGCACCTTCGCCTCGGTCACCAGCCCGCGGTAACGCACGTCCTCGAAGTTGCTGCCCGTGGCACCCGGACGGAAGACGATACTCTGCCGATCCTCGTAGTTGGCGGCCTTGTCCGGCCAAGTGACCCGCCAGCCGTCTGCGAGCCGGGGGAGGGCGCGCTCCCACCGGAAATTGGTGCTGTTGCGCGAAGAGAAGATCTGCCGCAGCGGCTCGCCGGTGCGGTCCTTATCCTCGAAGACGCCCCACACCTCGCTCTGCGTCGGCCGCGCAAAACCGCAGGACGCCAGCATGTTGAGCACGTCCTGAGTTGCTTCGCCCTGCACCAGTGCATCGCAGGTGTAGCCCTGCGCGTCGCAGGTGTTGCGCCACTCCTGAAGCGCATCTTCGTCCACCAGGTCGTCCGGCAATGGGTCCTTGTTGAGCACGCCGGCGAGCACGTCACGATAGTGGTGCGCCGGGTTGCTGGTGGTGATCCAGTCGCCCGTTTCCAAGTCCGGCACCCAGCCGGAGGCGAGGGCGGAGATGTTCTCGATCGTGCGGTTTTTCCCCCGCACCGCAATGAGCGCGTCGCCGCCCATGGCCACCGGGTGCTCGTTCCAAACCGACTGCCCGCGGATTACATAAAGGTCAGAGAACCAGTCGTCGTTGGCAATGACAGACGCGTTTCCGCCCGTGATGTAGTAGCCAAACCAATCATAGGTCGCCACGGCATAGACATACGCCGTACTCAACACATCCTTTCGCACCGGGGCACCACGACGAATACGAAATTCCCACGCCGCCTTCGGAAACAAATTTGGATTTAGGTAGAATGTTATATTGTCTGTCGTGAGGTGGGTATGCAGAACACCACTGGTTCCGGGGTTACTATCATCAAGAAAGATGCTGCCGGTCTCTCCGAAGTAGGGGTGAGCCTCCCACCCGCCAGACCCGATGGGATTGACCGATTGCGTCGGGACGCTCCGAAAGGCGAGCGGGAACCCACGATTGGCGGGCGCGGTGGGTGGCGATGGCTCGGTGTCGGTGAAAGCGATGATGACTTCGCCCCGCACCTCTGTCTGCCGCCGGCCAGAAATCCAGAACTCGGGAAAGTTGATCCAGGTGTTGGAGCCGCGCGGGCGCCCCTGTAGGCGCAGCGGCACCATCAGCCAATAGTTCTCAAAGCTCGGGTCCGAGATGCCGATGCCGCCGGGTGCCCCAAGGCGGATGCGAAACTGGTCCGGCGCGTCGCCGGTGGCCATCGTCTGCCACTTGGGCAGGCTGTTCGCCGGCGTCGCCTGATCCTTCAGGCGAACCGGGTTATCGGGGTTGGTGATGTGCTTGGACAGCTCGGCCGAGACATTCACCGCCCGCACCTGGCGCGTCACCAGCGTCAGCGGCGCATCGTCGTCCCATCCCTCGCGGGTCTCGTATTCGATATCTTCCGCCTCGGCGATATTCGCGTCGCCGAGGCGGATGTCATCGAGGAGATGCGGGCCCGCGAGAGCGCCGCCAAGGGACACGAATTCGTCGCCGTCGATCACCTCGTAGAACGGGTCCGTGAACGGCATGGGATAGGCGCGATAGGTGCCGAAGACCCGCGGCAGCGGGCCGCCCGGCTGCATCACGTTCGCCTGCGCGGCGGCCGCCCCCCGCTCATCCTGGCCGCGACGCGTAGGCGAGGCTGTCGGCGGCGCCGACAGGGCGCTGAGCGCGAGCGATCCGGCAAGGCCGATTCCAAGAGCGAGGAACTTCGCGCCGATGCCGGTGCCAAGTGCGGAGAGCGCGCCGGCCGATGTGAACAGGCCGCCCGTCAAGGTCGCGCCGATGCCGCCCGCCGCCGCCAGTGCGCCCGACGCGACGCCTGCGGTTGCCAGCGTGAGGGCGAGCGCCGCCACCATGACGAACGGGCTTTTCTCGCCGGAGCCGCTCTCCCCGCCCCCACCCGGGCCGGCCGGGGCCATGTGCAGGGTGACATAGGTTGGAAGGCCGGACGCCGAAGGCTTGGGCTTAACCCAGCACCACAGCTCACGCGGGATAAGGTGGTCAGACAGGCGCACTTCGCCATGCGCTATGAAACCCGGCGGCAGCGCATCGGACATGGCCACCACCAGCTCGGCGATGGTCGGCCCATGCGTGGCAAAGAGCTGGGCGTGCCTGCCGAGGAAGGGGCTCGCGAACGACACCGAATAGACAGGAGCGCCGACAGGCGGCTGCACGTGCTTCACGCGAGGGCCTCATGACGATGAAGGGATTGCCGGCGGGATCGGACGTGCGGGTCCAGGGCGACGGGCACGACCACAGATGAGGTGGCGGCCTCGACGTGGAGCACCTGGCGGGCATCCACCATGACCCCGACATGGAAGGGCGAACCGCGCATCACCAGCACGTCGAATGGGCGCGCGGCGCCGGCCACCGGGAGCCATGGCGCCGCGGCGCTGGTGTTGCGGATATGGCGCGAGGCCTCGACCACGCGACGCGCGGAAATCTCGCCATAGGTGGGGAGCTCGATGCCGAGCACTTCGGCATAAACGAGGCGCGCCAGTCCCCAGCAGTCGCAGGCCGAACGGTCGCGCCCGCCGTCGAGATAAGGGATGCCGACGTAGCTGTTCGCCCACCCGGCCGGAGCCGGGAGGCGCAGAACTGGCAATGTCATGAAGCCTAGAAGCCCCCGGCGTTGATCCAGACGAGGACCGCGCCCGCGCCCGATGCGGCGACCACTGCCGCGGCCCTCACCGGAAGGCACCGGGATAACGGTCCTGCGATGCGCAGCGGCCGGGATAGGTGGACTGCGTGTAGTCCCAGCCGACCACGTCGGCGGTCACGCTGCCCGCGTTCACCTGCGCGTTCACGAGAAACAGGTGGGACGCCTCATAGAAGGCGGGCGCCGTGTCGATCGGCACCCGCGGCGTCACAGACTGGTCGAAATCGTCGGCCCGCGCGAACTGGATCAGCAGCCGCGCCGGGCCGACGATGGAGCGCAGGGCGTCGCCGATCATGCGGTCAACGTTCTGCAGCTCGATCTGTTGCCGCGGCATCGCATCGGTGTCGCTGAGCATCCCGATTTTGAAGAGGAGGCCTTGCCAGTCTTCCCCCTGCCAGGCGGCATAGGGCACCCGGTCGCTCACCACCCGGATTGGCGACGCCAGATCATCGTGCGTGACGGTCACGGCCTTGACGATGCCGTCGGCCGTCCCCGGCATGAGCAGGGCGCGCCGGAGCGCCGATGGAAGGAAACGGGCCATCAGGGCAGCTCCCGCCACTGCATAGCGACACGGAACTTGCGGTTCGTGATCCCGGTCATCTGCCACCCCGGCTTGGGATCAAACCTCCACTCGCATGGATCGCCGAGGGCGGGGTGTGCAAGGGAGAACGACAGGGCACCACCTCGAAGGTCTTTCCGAAACCAATCGCGGAAAATCCTGTACTGCACCTTGGAGAAGACGAAGGTGCAGGTGGACCCCATCGTCTGCACGGTGCTGCGGCGACGGTCGATAGGCGGACCCGCCTCGGGCTGGAACGACACCACGTCCGGCTGCGGCGTCTCCTGCCACGAGCCCTGTTCGGGCTGGCATGGCAGCTCGGCGGGCCACGGGATAGCAGGCATCGTCAGCTCCGACGCACGAGGGCAGGCGGCGTGCCGAAGCGCACGCGCTGCACCTGGTCAAAGCCGCCCGACGCATAGTCGCGCTTCACCGCACCGAGGAGGACGCGCATCATCGCCTGACCATTCGGGCCGCGGGTCATCTCCGCCTTGCCAGTCGCCGGTACGCCCGTTTGGTTGACGATCTGGACAGCCATGCCGCCGAAGCCGCCCCCGCCGCGTGGAACCGAGGGCATGTTGACCGGCCCGCCGGCCGCGCGCCGCAGGATCTTGCCGGAGTTGATCGCGTTGAGGAACGGCTTGCCCACCCGGCGCGCGGCTGCGGCCCGCACGACATATTCGCCGTTGGATAGCGCGAAGAGGCCGGCGGTATCCGATGTGCCGGAACCTGGACCGATGATCTCGCCGCCCGTGGCCGCGCTGCCGATGCCGCCCGACGGCACGAAGCTCGAACCCGACCCCGAACCGAGAGACCCGAGCAGGCCTCCGGACGACGACGTGCCGAACATGTTGGCCAGCGGACCCTGCCCCAGCAGAGCCGCCTGGAGGACCAGCTTGATGAGGAGCTTCAGCGTGTCGTCCAGAATGTCATTCAGGGACTGAGCGCCGGTCGCAAGATCCGTGATGCCGTTCACCAGCGTGTTTCCGGCGAGGTCGCTCAGTTCCTTGTTGGCTTCCTGCTTCTTGCGCGCATCTTCCAGCGCCACTGCGGCGCGCGCATGCGCCTCGGCCTGCTGATTGATCGCCTCGGTGATGCCAGCGTCATTTTCGCGCCCGGCTTCCTTGGCCGCGTTCAGCAGTTCCTGCGCAGCCTTGGCGCGCTCGATTTCGTAGGTGCTCTTGCCGAGCGTCTGCGCCTCCAGCTCCAGCGCCTCGGTGCTTTTGCGCAGAGATTCCGTCTGGCGGTCGTACTCGTCCGAGGAATTGCTCTTGCCCTCCCTGGAGCGGGCTTCCTGGCCGGCAAGTTCCTTCTGGGCGAGGTCACGCGCCTGCTGGTTCGTGAGCGTGACACCGGCCTTCGCCGCCCGGGTCTGCACCTCGGCGATCTGTTTTTCGAGATCGAGCTGATCCTTGCTCAGCGCTGCCTTGCGCTCGGCATCCTTGATGAACTGCGCTCCCGCCGTGGCCATCTTGTCGTAGGCCGCCATGGAGGCGTTTTCGCTCTCGCGGAAGCTCGGAGGCGCAAGAGCGGCGATCTGCGATTTCAACGCGCCCGTGGCGGCGATAGCCTTGGCGAGCTGGTCCAGGAGAGGAGCAAGCTGATCGGCCAGCTTCTGGAAAGCCGGATTGGCATTCGCCAATGCAAATAGCGCATCTTTGGTCTGCCCGGCCGTCGACGCACCCGTGTTGAGCTTGTCACGCAACTCTTCAAGCGAGGCGATCTGCTCTCCACTTACGATGCGCCGCGGCGCATTTTGGATAATGGTCGAGAACAGATCGACCGCCGCCGCCTTGGCCGACACGATGGCCCGCTCGCCTTCCTTCACGCCGGCGGCCAGCTGGTTTGCGACCTGCGCGCTGATCGATGTGGTGGTCTTTCCAACCGCATCCGACGATGCCTTCGCCGCAGCCTCCACCTGTCGCAGCGCTTCAGCATAGACCTTTGCACCAGCACTGGCCTTCGTCGCCGTCGAGCCGAAGAGCGTCAGCGCAGCAACGACCGTGCCGCCAATGACGAGCCCCAACGGCCCCGCTGCGGCAGACAGGCCGCCGATGGCCGTCGCGACCCCCCCCATGGTGGCAACGGAACGCAATGCGACCACGAAGGCTTTCACCGCGGTGGTCGCGAGCCCCAATTGCACCAGCATTCCGCCAATGGCCCGGCCCACCAGCGCGCCGGCGATGATGCTCGCCAGCTGAACCACGATGTCCGCCGTCTCCTGGAAATTATCGGCGAGGGCGTTCAGGCCGGCCACGAGGCGCTGTGTGCCGCCAAGGCTCTCGTCCGTCTGGCCAATGTACTTGGTGAACGCGTTGGTGACCTTCGTCACCCCCTGCTCAATCGTTTGCGTGGAGCTGGCGGCCATCGCCTGGATCGTGGGGAGCCCCTTCAGGAAGGCCTGAAAGAACTGCTGCCCGGACACCTTGCCGTCGTTGACCAGCTGCTTCAGCTTGTTGACCGAACCGCCGGCCGCATCGAGGCCGTTCGCCACGGCGATGAGGATGGGGCGAGCACCCTCATTCACGCTGTTGAATTCTTCCGCCTGCACGCGGGCGGACCCGAGCAGTTGGCCGAGCTGCGTGAGCGAGCCGGAAGCCGCCGCAGCACCCGTGCCCGCCACCTTCAGGGCGACGGCCACACCGTCCGAGAACTTGATCAGATCCTCATTCGATGCGCCGAGATTGTCCGAGGCCTGCGCCGCCTTGCCGAACAGATCGGCGAGGGCGCCGATCGGCGTGGCATTGGCCTGTGCCGACTGATAGAGCCGCTCAAGCACCGCGACCTGCGTCACCCCCGTGACACCCGCCACAGCCAGGCTATTTTTGGCCTTGGTCCACGCGTCCGCGTAGGACAGCACTTCCTTCGCCGTCAGCGCGGCCGCGATGCCGCCAAGGGGGGCGATGAGCCCGCGCGCCATGCTGCCGCCGATGGCATTGAGGTTCTTCTCGCTTTGCTTCCAGCGGTTCTCGATCGCCCGGGCCTGACGGTTCGTCACGCCCATGGCATTCTGCAACCCGCGCTGGTACTGGTTGATGTCCGCCGATAGCTGAACAACAAGGCGTTCGAGGTCAGTGGCCATGAGGACCTTCTATTACCGGTTCAACATTCTGGGTTGGACAGGTGCCGCACTCTTTGTGCTACCGGTACCAATTGCCGCATTTTTGCTCGCGCCGACGGTTCTATCCCAAGGTGAGTCCGGATATCGCGCAGCACTGTCTATCGTAAGCGAGGGCAAGAGCGATCTAGAGGCCGTCGCCAACCACTTAGCTATGACTTTTTGGGTCGGCGCAGGCTCCGGCACATCTATGCTGATCGGACTCGTTTTACTTCTAATCGGCCGGGAAATGATTTCTAACGAGGCGGGAATTTATCAGAAATACGAGGAAGCGCCGCCCCGACGCACTCGCTAAGCGCCCTGCACGAACACCCACAGATCCTCTTTCTCGCCCGCCGTGAGCTTCTTCGCGGCCTCCGGATCGTGGTGCTTCGCGTACCCATCCAGCGCCGCCATGAACTGCCACATGCTCATGGCGTCCACCTGCTGCGGCGTGAAGCCCATCACTGCGCCAGCTCCGTAGACGGCGGCGAGCCTGAACTTTCCGTTCGGGAGGCTGTCGAGGCGCTCCCCTGGCTCGCCGCCTCCGGATTTCCCAAGGCTTCCTCCGGGGCGCCGTAGCAGCCGCAAGAGAGCACGGCGCGGGCGATGAGCAGGCTCTCGGCCGGCGGCCGGTCCTCCACATAGGCCCGCACCTTCTTCAGGGCCGAGGCGGGCTCCATGCCCCCGCCGATGAGCCCGAGGCGGATGACATTCGAGATGTCCTCGACCCGCCACGCAACGCTGTCCAGGCGATCCAGAACCATGAGCGGCCCGGCGTCGCAGGCCTCCTGTAGCTTGGCCAGATCGCCCCAGCCGAGACGGAAGGAATAGGTCCCGTCCGCCCAGTCGAGTTCAATGCGCGCGTCGCGGGACATCAGGGCGCCACCGTCCGCACCAGTTCGCCGTCGCTCTGCATCTCGACCGACATGGTGGTGCGCCCTCCCTGCTCGACGGATGGGTTCAGCGTGGCGATGTGCATCTTGCCGGTCCAGACGATCGTCTTCGTCGGGAACTCGATCTCCAGGCGCACATTGATGGAATCCTCGCTCTCCCACGCGTCGAGCCATGTCTCCACGCTCTCGGATGCGAGCACCCCCTCTCCCGAGACCTGGGCGGACAGGCTCTCGGCATCTCGCCCAACCCATGCGACCGCATCGGGATCGTCGCAGTCGGGGAGGTTCACCTCGGACAGGTTTTTCGTCAGGGTGAGCGACTTGGACGTGAACCCGCATGGCGCGGCAAAGGTGCCGCTGCCGGGGGCCGTCTCCATCTTGATGCGAAACTTTCCGAACCGCGCCGTGACAGGCTGGGCCATGTTACTTCTCCTGTGAGATGTATGCCGGCGCGCCGGCTATGCGACTTCCACGAAAGCCGTGAAGGTGAGGGCGACGTGGGCAGTGAGCCCATCCGGATCACGGATCGCGCGCGAGGTGCGGTGCTCGCAGAGGACGGCGGCGTTGTCAGCAAGGACGACGTCCGCGCCGTGGAGCGCCTTGCGCACGACACCGCCGATCTGCTTCGCATCGGTCCCGCCACCGGAGCGAGACCAGACATCGATCTGAAAGGTGATCTCCAGCCCATCGATGCACTCGGCATCTTCCGATGCAGCGTCGGCAGGGCCGAAGGACACATATGGAAAGGCCGGGCTCTCCGGTACCGTCACGTAGATGCGAGCGGCCACGAGCGTGGCAAGGGCGGTGTCGGCACGCAGCATGGCGTGTACGGCCCCTTGGACTTCCAGGAGAGCATCGGCCATCCGTCAGCTCCCCGCCGCCACTTTCTTCGCAGCCTCCCTGACGGCCTTCCGGATCGTCGATTTCGCCCGCTTTCTGCTCGCCCGGTAGGCGGGGAAAAAGAAGGGCTTCGCCGCCGCGCCCGGATGCCCGACGCGGGCACCCGAGAACGACTTGTTTCCGCCGCCCTTGGCGACATTGTGAGGGGCGGTGCCGAACTCCACCCAACGGGCGTAGAATGCCTTCTCGTCTCCGGCATAGACCGTGACCGTAAGGTCCTTGCCAAGCGCCGCGGCGGCCACCTTTCCAAGCGTGATCGATCCCCGTGGCGGGGCGCCCCATGTCCACCCGATGCTGGCCCGCAGGTCTCCATCCTCAATCGGGGCGAGGTTCCGGGCAAGACGGACGATCTCTTCCGCCTGCGCCTCGATCGCCGCCTTGATTTCTGCACGCGCCACGTCCGGAAGACGCTTGAGCTTCTGCTCGAGCTTGGCGAGGCCGAGGATGGATTTTGCCATCAGGTCGCAACCCCGCTGCGCCCGAGCATCTTCACAAATGCCCGACTTCCGTCCGGATCGAAGGGTGGCGCCACCAGCGCGAACATTTCGCCGCTGTGCACGTCGATCACCCGCCACGCGGACGTGATGCGTGCCGTCGCCGCAAAGCGCCGCACGGTGATCTCGACCGGCTGGATGCCGGAAAGCCGCGCCGCCAGAACCTGCTCGCCGCCGGAGCGCGCGAACACCTCGGCCGAGGTGGTGAATTCCTCCTGCCATATGGTCACGGCATCGCCATAGCCGTCCGGCTGTGCCTGCGGGCTCTCGAAACGCAGGCGGCGCGTCAGCTTGCCGGATGGCGTCATGATCAGGCCGAGGTTCCAAGGATGATGATCTCGTATTCGACGGCCGTGCCGGCGCCGCCGTTCAGCACCTTCACCTGGTCCCCGGTGCCCGCGGTCACGGTCCACCCGGTGTTGGGCGCGACCAGCAGAAGCGTCCCGCCGGGCTTGACGGCCAACGTGTGCGCCGCTGCTCCGAAGGGACCGACGAAGGCATTGGCCGCGGCATTGCCGAGCACCACGTCATTGACGTTGGTGGCGGTCGCGCGGACGAAGATCGCCTTGACCTTGACGAAGGTAACGGTGGCGCCGCCCGGATCCGTGAGGCTCCCCGCAAGATCGAGGTTCTCGGAGGCCGAGGCCGCGAGCGTGCGAACATCCGACCACAGGCGGTCGGCCTTTCCGTCCGTCGTTCCGTCCTGAAAGGAGATCACCTTCGACCCGGTGTCCGCCTCGATGAGGCGTCGCCACGGGGCGTCGACCACGGCGTCACGGGCGCGCACGCCGGCATAGATGTCAGCGGAGACGGTCATTTGGCTTTTCCTCAGGCTTGGTGGTGGGGGCCGCCGCCCCGGCGGTGATGGCGTCCGCCGCGCAACGCCGCCGCACGAACAGCACGGCGCCGGCGGGATAGACGATGGTGACCTGGCCCTTGCGCTCCGGAGGGTTCCAGGGGAACTGCCGCAGGAAGTGGACCCAGGGCATCAGACGCCGCGACGGTAGTTGCACAGCAGGCTGTCGACGGTCGTCCATGTACCGGCCGGAGCCGGCTCGCGGTTCGTGAACGCATCGTCAATCCACAGCAGCATGGCGTGCACCACAGGGGCGGGGGTCACAGCGAACCCCGCCTCCAACGTCACCATGATCCGGGAGCCCTGCTGGATCGCCGGCCACTGGACGCCATAGACCGGCATGATGGCCGGCTCCGTTCCGTCTTCGTCTCGGTTCACCAATTCGTAGCTCACGTCCGGCACCGTCTGGGGCGCACCGGCCGTGTCCGTGTAGATAAGGGACGCGACAGCGGAGACGGGCGCGACGGGCACGCGGCAGAGGTCCGAGAAGCTGGTGCAGGACAGCGCCACGGCCCGGGTACCGAAATAGAGGCCACACACCTTCTCGACGTGCTGGCGCGACACGGTGATGAGCAGGGTCAGCTTGTCGTCGAAGTCAGTTTCGTCCGCCAGCAGGTTGCACTGCCGGCGCGCCTGTTCGAGCGAGACGGGCTCGGCCGGCGTCGCGACGGAAATGAAGCGCCACATCAGCCGGCCGCCTTCGCCTTGGCGGCCTCGATCTCTGACTTCAGCCGAGCGATGCCCCAGCGCTTGTCCACGTCGACGCCGAGGGCCTCGGCCCCCACCTGCAGCGCCGCCTTGTCGTCGGCTTCGGCTGTCTCGCTGGCCGGGACGGGCGGCACCTCGCCTTCGGCAGCGGGCGGGTCAGGCACGGCGCTCGGCTCGGCCGTCCAGTCGAAGACGATCTCGCCTGCCTGCACCCGCGCCGCCGTCTCAGCCTCACCCGTTATCACCACCGCGTAATCGGCCTGCACGAGCCGCACCGCCTCTTCGTCGCCGAAGCGCTCGGTCAGCTCGCCTGGCGCCAGGGCGAAATCCACCCCCGCCATGCTCACCAGCATCCTGATTTTCATGGGATCAACCTTCGGGAGGAACGGCGGGCACCGAAGCGCCCGCCGCCTACGTCACGCCTGGATGAGGTGCTTGACGGCGGCGGTGTCGCCGAGCTCGCCATCGAAGCGGATCAGGCCGGCAATGCCGAGGTCCGGCCAGAAGCGCTCGCGCATGACGCCGATGACCGGCGAGCCGACCTTGCGGACGAAGAACTTGCCGAAGTCACCGAACAGCATGGTCTTGTTGCCGGTGGCGATGGACGCCATGGCCTGGTTGACGCTGTAGCGGTAGCCCAGCAGCGTGCCCGGCTGGCCGGTGGTCACGTCGCCCATCTGCCACAGATAATTGCCCTGGCCATCCTTGAGCTTGCGGATGGCGCCCAGGGTCGCATCGTTGAACATGAACCGCGCCTTCGGCGACTGGCGATAGGCCGGGTCCACCGAATGCAGGAGGTCGATGATCTCGTCAGAGGCGATGGCCGTCGCGGACGCAGCAGTCTTGCCAAGGGTAGACGCGGTGACGATGCCGTTCGGCGCCGAGGAGCCGGTGCCGGTGGTGAGCTGGCTGTTGGCGATGCGACCGAGGCGCTCACCCAGCAGGCTGGCGAGGAGCGTCTCGACGTTAAAGATGCTGTCCTGCGCCAGCTCGAATGACCAGCGCACGAACTGCGTGTCGAAGGGATAGGCATCGAGCGACTTCTGACCGAAGGTCACATCCTTCGCACCGGTGTCGGTGAGCGCCGTGCCCTCGGTGTGCGCCACCGCAGTGACGCCGGTGTCGTCGGTCGTCGGGATCTTGATGGGATTGCCCGACGCGGTGTTGAGCGAGGTGCAGATATCCTCATCATACATCGGCCCCCACGCCTTCATGGTGACGATGAGCTTAGACGACAGCTCAGTCGGAACGGTGTAGCCGCCCGCGGTCGAGGTGCCGGCCGACTGGGCACGGAATTCGGCCTGCGCCTTCACGTCGGCGCCGGCGCGCAGGATGGAGCGCTCTTCCGCCGAAAGCTCGGACGGATCGCCGCCCGCGCGGATCATGCGGTGGAACACCTCACGATAGGTCGGCGCCTCGCCCTCCTCCTGACCGCGGGCCTCGCCGCCGTCGCGGGAGTGCGGACGCTGGCGGGCGCGGGCCTCCTCCTGCTTCTTCTCCAGGCCGGCGAGGTGCTCCTCGCGCTCGATCTGCTTGCCGATCCGATCATACTCGGCCATGGCGGTGTCGTGCTGGGTCTCCAGCTCCCTCGCGCGCGCCTCGTCCGCATTGTCGATCTGGCCGAGACGCTCACGGGCCTCGGAAACGATGGTGGCCTGCTTCTCACGCAGTTCCTTGATGCGATTGGACATCGCTCAGCTCCTCAAGATGTTCGGGGTGCTTGGGCGGAGGCCCGCGGCCTCAAGCCTTACTCCTCGCCCGCACCTGCAGGTCGAGGGTGACTTTCATTCCGACGCGGCGGGCGGCGGCGGTGAAATTGTGCTGGCGCCGCTCCTGCCGCGCGGCCTCAAGGCTGCGCAGCGCGACGGACGTGCCGTCGTAGGCCGGCTCGGAAACAATGGAGACTTCGTGCAGTTCCACCGCGAGGATGGTGCGGAGCGGAACCTTGGTGGTCTCGTCCCATTCTTCGCGCGTGGCACGGAACCGGAACGACATGCCGGTCACGTCGCCGCGGCGGATCAGCTCCTGCACGTCGTTGCCATCGCTGGTGGCGGGAAGATCGACTTCGACGGCGAGGCCCTTGCTGTCTTCCTTGAGCCGCAGGGTGCCGGCGGTGGAGCGTCCAAGCACCCGCCCGGTGTCGTGGTCGAAATAGGCGCGTACGTCCGCCGTCTTCAGCGTCTCGGTGAAGGCGCCCGGCGCGATCTTCTCCCGGAAGAAGCCGCCCACGTCGGCCTCCTGATCGAACACCGCCGCGTATCCGGCCACAATGCGGCCCGAGCCTTCGGCGCGGAATTCGACCGGGGCGACAAGCGCGCGCTTCTCAGGACTGTCCGCCATCACCTTGTCCCCCTCCTGATTGCGGATCATCCTGCGCCTGGCTGTCATTGGCGCCGCTGGAGCCGCCGGGAAGAACGTTCGTGCCCAGCGGGACCGTCGCACCTTGGATCATCAGCTTGTCGCCATCCGGCAGGGCGGGAAGATCCTCCAGCGCCCGAACCTCGTTCGGCGTGCGCACCGCGTTCTGGATCGAGGTGGCGTAGCCGGTCATGCGAGAGGCGAAATCACCGCGCAGCAGGCCGTCCAGATTGTGCTTCACGTACCGGCCGTTGTTCATCCGGCCAAAGACCTTCAGGTTCATCTCACCTTCGAGCGCCGCGGCCCACTGGCCAATCAGGTGCTTCACCAGGTGCAGATCCTGCTGCTCCGCGTTCGAGAACGTCGCGCGGGTGAGATCCTGCAGGAATACCGGCGGAAGCTGGTAGGCGCGGGCGATCTCCTCCACCTGGAAGCGCCGCGCGTCCACCATCTGTCCCTTGGCCGGGTCGAATCCGACCGGCTTCAATTCGTGGCCCGGCGGCAACGGGAAGAGCGGCTTTTCGCTGCTCTTCGCCGCGTCGATGGCGCGATGCACATCCGTCAGCGCCCGCTTCATCCCATCCGCGCCCTGCGGAAGCGGACCTGTCAGAGCGAGGGGCGGAACGCCGCCCCCGGCGAAAAACTTGCTGCCATAGTCGTTCATGGCGATGGCGAGCTGGACCGCCTTGCCCGCCATGGCGATCGGCCCGTAATGCTTCAGGCCGCACGAGCGCAGCATGAACGGCACGTCGATCACGTCGGCCGCGGGATATTCCTTGTTCTCGAACTGGTAGACCGTCCGCCCGCCCGAACGCTTGATGGTCGTTTTGCGCGGGTCCATGGGCCACAGGGCTTCAACGCTCTGTCCGTTCCGCTCGATCCAGGCTAGACCCCGGCCGCCGGTGAACACCTGCTGCCAGAACCATTGCCGGAACTTGAAGGCGTCCATCTCCGGATTCGGGTTCTCGTGCACGACGATGGCGAGCTTGCCTGTGAGCTTTTCCGGCCCGGCTTTCGACCGCCGATACGGGTGCAGCGGGATCGCCGCCAGCGTGCGCGACAAGAACGCCACCGCCGCCCACACCGCCGGCACGGACAGCGCCGAGTCGATGGTGACGTTCGGCAGGTTCGCCGAGCTCACCCCGAAGAACGCGAGGAAGTTCTCGGCGCTCACCGGGATGGTGGGGTTTTCGATGGTCTCGCTCATGCACCCACCAGCGTGAATTCCGGGTCGTCCCAGGGCGAGGTCGCGGGCGGTGGCTCCTGCATGGCCGTATCCGCCGCGCCGACACCCATCGCCAGCGTCACAATTCCGTCGATGCGCCCTCGCGAACGCTTCTTGTCGAATGCCCGGTTCTTCATGCCGTCCGCGATCAGCAACGCGTTCCCGGCGCACCAATAGGTAACGGGCGAGGCCTCCACGACGATCTCACCCTTCAGGATGCGGTCTTCCAGGCGCTCCACCGAGCGCGGCATGCACAGCTGCCGGTCTTCGAAAATCACGCGCGTGCCCTGCGCATGCGCCACCAGCTTCAGCCCAATGCCCTCTGGCTCGCTCGGCCCCTTGAACCGCCAAGCCGAGAATCCGATCGTCTCGCACGCCGCCATGAAATCGGCCATGCCGGCCGTGTCGAAGGCGAGAAACTGAACCTCATGCGCGGCGTAGATTTCGGCCACCTTCGCGGCGACGAAGGTCTTATCGATGGTGGCGCCGGGAACGGCCTCAAGCCACCCCTCATCCACCCATTGCTCATAGGGCGCCTGATCCGCCCTGCCGCGATCGGCGAGCCCGGCCCGCGTCGTCCAGTACCAGGTCTTGGCGTAGAGCTTGCCGCCCTTCAGCCACACCGCCGTCAAGGCGGTAAGGTCGTTCTTCTGCGACAGGTCGAGGGACAGCCAGCACGGGCACCCTCGCATGTCGTCGATATCGAACTCACCTTGAACCGCCGCCCACGCCTCCTCGGCGATCCAAAAGTCGGTCGACCCGATGGGGATCCCGAAATAGAGCCGCTTCACCGACATGGCGGTGGAGAGCAGCACCTTTGCCGTCGCCACCTCGCCACGGATGTTCTCCACCGGGAAGGTGATGCCCAGCGCGGGGAGAGCCTTCGGCCAGGCCTTTTCGTTCTCGAAGATCGACTCGCGGTCGGCCTTGTCCACCCGGGCGATGAACGCGAAGGCCTGATCGTCCTTCACCTCGCCGCGTGCCACCTTCTGGAAAAACTCGCTGAATGCCGTGCCCACCGGCTGGGTGCTCGCTGGCGTGTTCGTGCCGAGCATCATCAGCGCGTCGCCCGGCATCTTCGCAATGGCGCGCTGCCAGGTCTCGATCGCGTCCGCCGACTTGAACTCGTGGATTTCGTCCGCCGCCACCAGCGTCGGCCGGGGGCCTGAGATGGCCTCGCCGTTCGCCAGCGCCTGAAACTTTGAGCTGGTGGCCGGGTGCTCGATCTTCCAGGCGTTGTCGCCCTCGCCGCGGATCAGCACATCTCCGCGGCTCTCCAGCGTCTCCCGCAGTTCGTCCGGTTCATCATCCTGGCCCGGGATGGCGTGCCGGCACATGGCCACAGCATCCGCGAACAGCACGTTCGCTGTGCGGCGGTCCTGCCCGATGGAATAGACCTCCGAGCGCTGGATGCCGTACCAGCCCATCATGTACAAGCCGATGGCCGCCATGAACGGGCTCTTCGCCTGCCCCTTCCCCGTCTCCAGCCAAGCTCTGCGGAACCGCATGCGCCCGCTATCGAGCCGCCAGCCGAACAGCGACCCGGCGCAGAATACTTGCCACGGCAGCGGATGAAACGGCTGGCCAGCCTTGGCGCCCGCCGTGATCGGCAGCACCGCCGGCAAGAACCGCAGGACGTGGCCGGCCATCTCCGGGCGCCAGTGCAGATCCTTGCCGCTCCGGTCTACGATGTCCTTCAGGTGGCGTTCAGCAGCTGCCGCGACGATCTCCCCGACGACGACTCGCCCCTCTACCGCGTCCCGGGCCCACCGGGTCGTGGGATCATCGGGCAGCTTTGCCGAGGAATTCGTCCGACGCACGGGCCGCCCTCGCCTTCTTCTCCACCTTCGCAGCCGCCGCGCGTCGGCGGGGCGCAAGCCCCAACTCCGCCTCAAGGGTCGCGGCGTCCGCCCCCGCTTCGCGCATGGCCGTGAAGTGCGGGTTGAGCCGGGCAATGGCCTTCGCGTTGCCACGCTTCGGCTTCGTCACTGCCCCCTGGTCCGCCACGATCCGCGACGAGCGGTCATAGATCACGTAGGCGAGCACAAGGCGCTGGATCGCGTGCCGGTTCGCCGGCGCCAGCAAGCTGCGCTCCCGCATCTCGGTGGTGACGGCCCGCCAGTATTCCGCGGCCGCCTCGATCTCGATTTCGTCGGTGAGCAGCATTTGCCAATGCGGCTCGGCGATGATTAGCCCGGTGCCTTCCACGACGTTCATGCCAGATCAGAGCTACGCTCTGCCCTCAACTTTTGGGTCTGTGACTGCTCTCGGTGCGAACGGAGGGACCCCGCCGGTGCTGGGGCCGAGACCCATGGACTTTTTACCCACCCCCACCCCCACGAAGAGGTCGAAAAATTGCAGAGATAGGCGCCTTCCCTTGCAAGGGAAGCTCACAATTATCTTGCGCGGTTCCATGGGTGCTGCGGGTCCCGTGGTCGGCCATCCGCATCACAGCCCTTCACGTAGCCGAGGCGCTCCTCGCTCTGCTTGGCCGATGCATGGCAGGAGGCACACAGGGATTGGAAGGGCCCGTTCCAGAACCTCTCCGGGTCTCCACAATGCGGCGTGACGTGATCGCATTGGGTCGCCGCTGTCACCCTCCCCAGATCATCACACGCCCGGCACAGAGGATGCGTGACGAGCTGGGCCTTTGCGATCCGGCGCCAGCGTGCCGTCCAGTACCATCGACGCCAGGGCTGGTCCTCGGTGCGGCGCCTGTCGTGGTCTCTATTCGCCTCTCGCCGTGTGCGTTGGCCCGCAGGGCGATGAAGCGATGGGCGCATGGGCATCAGGCCTCTGCCGGCACGGGCCCGGACTTCCCGGCCAACAGACGACGGCCGGCCTCTGCCAGCCACGCACGGAAGCGGGACATGTCGGTTCCTATCATTCAAATTGTACATACAATATGATTGACCTTGGCGCGGCAGTCGTATATACAATTTGCCATGATCATCACTTGGGACGAACCGAAGCGCCTCGCGAACCTTGCCAAGCACGGCATGGATTTCGCGGACCTCGACCTTGGGTTCTTCCTCTCGTCTCTCGTGATCCCGGCGAAGCTGGGCAGGCACATGGCCATCGGCCGGAACGCCAACGGGACGATCGTCGTGGTGTTCGCCACGCTCGGCACCGAAGGCGTCTCGATCATCAGCATGCGCCCCGCCAGCGCCAAGGAACGGAGGCTTCTCGGATGACGAAGCGCAAGGCGAATGAATTCGAGCCCGGGAAGGGCTACACCAAGGCGGATTGGGACGCAGTGTCCGACAGCCCGGAAATCACTCCCGCCAACATGAAGAAGGCCAAGCCGTTCGCGGACGCCTTCCCTGCCCTCGCCGAAAAGGCTCGACAGGCACGCGGCCCCCAGAAGACGCCCACCAAGGTGCCCGTCTCCATCCGGCTGAGCCCCGAGGTGGTAGAGCACTTCAAGGCAGGCGGGCCAGGGTGGCAGGCCAGGATAGATGAAGCGCTGCGCAAGGTGGTGGGCGGTCGGTGAAGGTCACTTCCGAAGCAGGTCGGCGGTCGGCTCGGCAACGTAATGCTTGCCGTCCTTGTCGGACTTCCAGGGATCGCCAAACCTAAGAGCGTGCGGCGGCTCGGAACCAAGAGCTAATGCCGCGTTGACGGCGCGGCGCTCCCGGCGATGCTCCGCCACCTTGAATGGCTTGTCGCTCTCAGCCGTCGTGATGCCGACGATCGGCGTCTTTCTTCGGGACCGGCTCATGATCGCGCACCCTGAACATCAACTCCTCTGAAACGCAAAACCCCCGCCGAAGCGAGGGTTTCAGGTTCAGGGCGCAAATCGCCGAATGACGCGATGAGGCCATATGAAAGGGCCCTTGTCAACAATCGGTTGGCGCGATTTCCCCACGCTCGGCCGCGCGCAAAATCCGGTTCGCGCTCAGATAGCTCCGCGCATACACCCGATTGGAGGCCAACATCTGAGCCGTGGTGATCGCCACCGTTCCCGTCAGGCTTCGTTCCTCAGCCGTCATTCCGCGGCGCCGAATGAACCGATCCTGCTGCCGGATCTCCAACAGCCGTTGCTGATTGGCCTTTTTCGTGTGAGCAATATTGTCCATCGCAATTTCTCCTGCCGCCTCTATGTCCCGCGGCCGAAGGATGGTCAGGGGACATTGGGGCGGCATGATGATCGTTCCTATTTCACCGCTCCCGGCACGTGCATCAGCTTGTCCACCGCCCGTGCCGGCCGGACCAGATGGTGCACCACCTGCGGCCCTGTGATGCTGATCGGCCCATCTCCACCGGTGCCCGTGATCCGGTGGCGGCACCGCCCCTCCGCGATCAGCCCCCAACGGTCCACCAGCTGGTCAAGCGCCTCGATCAACCGGCCGGTGACATAGCCCTGCGCCCGCTTGTCCTGAAGGTGCGGGTATCGCCTGGCCATGACATCCAGGGTCACGCCCTCGCCCACCACGTCGATCAGCAGTGCCGCGGCGACGCCCCCGACGCTCCGGTTGGTGGCGGCAAGCTCGCGCGCAGCCTCCAGCATGCTGTCGCTGAAGGCGTCGCCCGCGCCGCCGCCGTCCAACTTCTCCTTCAGCGGATCCATGGCACGCAGCGGGCCGAGCTGGGCGCGCTCATAGAGATCCCGGTATCGATCCGCAGCGTCCTTCTGCGCGCCGTCGATCCGCTTCCGAGCCGCCATGTGCTCGATCGGGCTCTCCCGCATGTTGCAGGGCACCGAGATGCGTGCGCCGGGCTCCCACGGGTCCGGGACCTCCTTGCGGCCGCGCTGCACCTTCCCGTCTTCGCCCGCCGCCTTCAGCCCCTTGCGCTGGCGCTTCACCTCATCGAGCTGCTCTCGCTTGCGTTCCGCGCCCCACCGGGCCTGCACGGCCGGCGCAGCGGCGGCGACACGCTCCGCCAGCTTCACCCCGCCGCGGATGGAGCGCTGCACCGCCTGCTCCCGCTTCAGCGCCTTGGGAAGGCCCTCGCGCAGGTGCACGAGGCGCCCCTCGGCTGCGGCCAGCCGATCCTTCAGCCGCTCCAGCTTGTCCAGGATGGACACCACCCGATTGTGGTCCCCCTTGTCCGCAGCGCGCAGCTTGTCCGTTTCGGCGGCGGCGATGGACTTGCGCCAGCGGGCCACCGCGCCCTCGGCGGCGGCGAGGCGGGCCCGGGCGTCCAGCTTCGGTTTCGTCGTCATGCGGCCTCCGCGCGGCGCTTTTGCCATTCGTCAGTGATGGTTCGGGGGAGCTGGCAGGACGCATCGCCGGGCGGGAAGCCCCATGCCGTCATGGACCACTTGCCGGCCATCCAAATCTCAAACAGGCTCTCGGGGTCAGGGAAACCGCTTGGCCAGCCAAGGGGACGTGCTGGCGGCCCTCCGACTGAGGATGGCCCCACCGAGCCAGGCGGCGGGTGGTATCCCTTCCGCTCCGCGATTTGCCGGCACCGGTTGCGCCACGTGGCCGACCAATCGAGCTTGGCGCCCTTCTCGCTCCCCACCCCGGCCCAGTAATCCACGAACTCCGCGCCATGCCGGGCGATGTCGGCCGCCGGGATGCCCACCGACACGGCGAAAGCTCGGTCGGTGTCGTCCGGCTTCCAGGCTGGATCGATCCTCGTGGCCCGCTTCTTCGGCTTGGCGGCCCTGGCCGGCGAAGGTGGCTCGGCCCCGACCTCCGAATCGACCTCTGGCCGCGGGACGGCGTTGCCGTCCTGTCTAACCTCTTTTCTTTCTTCCCTCCTCCATCCTCCATCCTCCATCTGCGGAGGAATTTCCCCACCGGTTCCGAACTTGTTCCCCACCGGTTCCCCACTCGTCGGTACCGGGCCTGCATCATCGGCGTTTAGTTCCCCACCGGTTCCGAACTCGTTCCCCACCGTGGCATCCGTGAGACCGACGTATTTGCGAACCAGTTCCGGCTTGGGGTGGATCGCCTTCGGCTTCTTTGGGCGCTGCCACCGAGTGAAGTTCCGAACCGCTCCATAGCTGCGACCATCAACCTCGAACCGCATGAGAAACCGGTTATCCACCAGGGCGGCCATAAGCGGATCGATTGAGGCGCTGATGGCCGGCAGAATGCGGGCCTTCAGGGTGAGCGGCTTCCATTCGAAGACGCCTTCGTCGTCCGCCTCGGTCCAAATGCCGATCAGGAGCACCGCAGCGAGCGGGGCTTCCACGGTCAGCACCATGAAGTTCTCATCAGAGAAGAGGCCGGGATGAGCCGAGCGGATGCGCGACATTGCTATCGGTCTCCATAGAGGTTTTGCGCGCTCCGGATCGCGGATGCGCCAATGTCGCAGAACAGGTTCACCGAGCACGTCGGCCCGTTGCGGTTCTTCGGGATGACCATTTCAAGCTTGTGGGCGACGGCCTCATGGGCGATCCGCGCCTCGGGAGCGCCGGCCTTGAACTCGGCCGACTTCTCGATGTAGTGCGCCTCCCGGAAAAGGAACATCACCACGTCAGCATCCGCCTCTATGTCCCCGCTTTCCCGAAGGTGGTGCAGGTCAGGCCGCTTGTCCTTCTCCGCCTCTATGCCGCGGTTCAGCTGGGCCAGCAGCATGATGCAGACCTCCTGATCCTTCGCGATACCCTTCAGGCCTGCCGTGATCTCGCCGACCTCGTAGGTGCGGTACCCTCGGTATCGATCCGTTGCCTTGATGAACTTCAGGTAGTCGATCGCAACGCACCGGAGCACGGCGCCCTTCGCTGCCATCCGGCGCTTGGTGGCGGAGACCTTGGCGGCGATCTCCGCCACCGCCAGCCGGGGGCTGTACTCGATCTCGAACGGTAGCTTCCGGATGGCGTCGTCCGCCTCCTGGATGCGCCAGAACTGTTCGTCGGACAGATCCTTCCCCTTCCGGATGTCTGAGTGGGTCAGGGGGAAGCGGGGATCGAAAGCCATGTCGGCAAGGAGGCGCGCCGCAATGGCCTCGCGCGGCAGCTCCAGCGAGAACAGCAGCACGCCGTTTCCCGCCTTCGCGCTCCGGAGAAGAGAGGAGGTTCCGAATGTCGTCTTGCCCATGCCCGGGCGGGCGGCGATCACCACCAGCTCCCCCGGCCGATAGCCGAGCATCACCCGATCGAGGTCGGAATAGCCGGTGGTGGCGCCGGAGGGCTGCGCCTCGCCCATGCGGATGCTGTTCACCTGCAGCAGCATGGCATGGGCGCTGTCTCCCGCGCTCTCGCGCGTCGCCTTGGCGTCCACAAGCTCGGCCCGCACCTGGTCGATCGCGTCGAAGGCTTCGGCCAGATGCGTGCGGATCTCTCCGTCCGCGCCGAGCGCGCGCGTCGCCGCTTCCTGGACGGCGCGCAGAGCCCACATGCCCTTGATATCCTCGGCATAGCCCTGAAGCATGACCGTGGGCGCCGCATTGGCCACCAGCTTCGCCACGTAGGAGCCGAAGGTCTCATTGGCTACAAACGGCGCACCCCATTCCTGCTTCAGGTGCGAGGCGAGCGTCGTCAGGCTGGCAAGCTCGCCGATATCTCCGCGCGCCTGGATGGCCTCGAAGATGCGGGCATGGGCCGGTTCGAAGAAGTGCTGGGGGAGGATGCTCGAGGATGCGGCGCGGCCGGCCTGCGGCGTCGCGATCAGCGCCCCAAGGAACTCCTGCTCGATCATGACATTGGAGAAAGCCTCTGCGCTCATCCGCGAGCGCCTCCGCGCCCGTGCAATACGCCGATCTTCGCGGATTGCTCCTGCGTCATGAACAGATCGAGCCAAGCGCGCCACGCGCGGCCGGCGAGAATACCGTCCTCCTGCTTCAGCGAGCGCTGGGCCTTCGCCGCCGCCTGCCGATAGGCTTCCCACCGCGCATCGATCTGGGCATCGCGGTGCTCCGCGAGGGACACGACCTTGTCGCTCATCGTCCACCACCTTTCGGAAACACGCGCTCGCGGTGCTCCCGGCACCACGACTTGCCGGTGAGCACCGGCGCGCCGCAGCAGGTCGCGCGGCCGTCATCGCCGGTGCCGACGATCCACGCGCACTGGAATTCCCGCCTGTCCAAGATGGACATCGCGCAGCCGACATGATCGGCAGGGGCGTCGATCAACCGGCTAAGTGTCGGAACAACGTTGGCCAGCTTCTCGGAGCGGAACCGCAGGAAGCCGATGGCGGCGCCGGAGAGCGGCCTCGCCTGGGCACGAGCTGGGGACAACCTGGGCTCGTGCCGAACTTGGTGAATTTCGCTCGCATCCACCAAGTCCGGCGGCAGCTCACGCACAAAGGCGCAGGCCGGCGGGAAAGGTGCAGGTGATGCAGGTGCCGCCGCGATCATGCTGCCTCCGCCTTTCGGGCGCGGCCTTTTTTTTTGAACCACGTGACCGCCAGCGCCTTCCAGAACGGCACCCGGTGCGCGGCGGCGAACAACTTGGCATCCTGTTCCGCCGCCGGACCCGCCGCGACGATGGCGGCGGCGAGCACCTCAGGGTCCATCTCGCCGGCATAGTCCGGGTCCGTGAGCAGCAGCTCGCCCGCCTTGATGTCGTTCGCCGTCAGCGGCGCCCGGCCCGACTTCACCAGCGCTTCGAGGATCTCGCGCGCACGCTTGGCGCCGCGCCGGGACACCAGTGCCTTGATGCTGGAGATGGCCACCGTCTCGCCGGCATGGAAGGCTCGGCCGGGAGGCCCGCGGAGGATGCGCACCCCTGCCCGGCTGCACACCTGCTCCACCGTGAGCGCGTCTTCGTCACCTGCCGTGACGGCCGCGTGGTGGAGCTGCGTCGCCGAGACGGCGAGGCGGTCGCGGTTGTGCCCAATGAAGGCGGCGGCCCGTTGGGCGATGTCCGCTGCCTCCACGATCATCACCGGGATCTTGTCGATGTCCGGATGGCAAGCCGCCGCGATAGCAGTGTGCTGCCCGTCGATCAGCTCCAAACCGGCTTCGGTCAGCACCGCCACCGGCGGCTTGTATCGAGGCCAGCTCCATCCAGCCACCATCTTGGCAATCAGCCGCCGCGAGGCATCCGACAGGTCGCGCTGGTAGCGCGGGTCCACCAGCAACGTGCTCGGCGGCACCCACTCGAAGATCGGCTTCGCGCTGACCTCGGGTGCCGGCGATACGTGGGGCAGGTCGATCGCGGTGATGGGGCGGCGCGGGTCAGTCACGGCCGCTCGCCCTCCGGCCACAGGTCGGGGCGAAGCTGGGATCGCGTCACGGCACCGTCGGTCGCGCGTTCGATGGCCATGGCGCTTTCGGCCGAGACAGGAAGCTGGAAGTTCAGCATTTGCGAAATCGCTTGCTGCGCACACCCTGCGGCTTCCGCGAGCCGGCTCTGGGCGCCAAAGAGATTGATGGCTCGCAGGATGTCCGGATGCTGGTTCTCCGGAGGCTTTCTAGGACGGCTGGCGGCGGCATTACCTGCGTCGGACAGGGCGGAAATCTCAACATCACCGCGCTGCGCAGTCTCCACCCGGTCGATCGCCGCCAGCAGCGCCTCGCCCGACAGCCCAGCTTTCACAAGTTCGCGGATCATCTGGACGATGGCGCTCATGGCTGGGCCTCGCCGACTGCCGGGACCGGAAGAACCGGGCGGGCGATGGGCGGATAGATATCCGGGCGCAGTTCATGCCGCGGAATGCCGGTGATCCGCTCGACATCAAGCACGCGCATATGCGGCACCCGCTTCCATTGCGAGAGCGCCTGCGCGGTGATACCGAGGGCATCAGCCAGCGCTTGAGCCGTTCGGAGCGTTCGAATTGCACGAACGAGGGATTGTGATTTCCTGCTCATAGAACCGCATTCAAGCCGATCTTTACCATAACTTCAAGAGTGGCTTGATAGATTTTCATAAAGTGAGCCTTTATGCTCCTGCCATGACAGATGAAATTAGCACCATCGGCGCCCGCATACGGCAGGCGCGCACCGCCCTCGGCCTCACTCAACAGGGGCTCGCGGATAAGCTGAACGTCACTGTGCAGTCCGTATCTCAATGGGAGACGGGGCGGACACGGCCCAACTATGACCGCATAAACCTATTGGAGGAGGTTCTTGGCTTACAATATGGTTGGCTAATCTCTGGCGAAGGAGAAATGACGTTAGATCCACCGAAAAAGCATGACGGCTACGAGGAATTTAGAAATCGCTTAGCCCGTGAATTGGAATGGGATGAAAAACTTGCGCACTATGGCCAAATGAGATTGGAAAGCGTCCCGTACGAATTGGGCGATGGAGCGATTTTAGCCACTCATAATGCGGAGCGTGATTTATTTGCCTTAACAATCAAAGACAGCGCAAATTCTCCACTATTTGAGATTGGCGATATAGTAATTGGAGATACTGGAACCGGCGTTCGTCCAGGAGACATGGTGTTCGTAAAATTGCGAAAAAGAGATGATGTTATATTTCGGCAAATTAAGGCATTTCGGCGCGAAGAAAATGACAAACTTTTCGCCGAACTCCGGCCTCTGAACTCGGACTATGAGACGGAGACGATAAACCTTACAGATGATGATGACAGGGTTATAGGCGTAATGGTGGAGCACCGACGATTCAGGCGGCGCTAGAATTTTAGTTAAGACGCGCTTGACATCTCATATCAAGTGACGCTTGAATGCCTCCATCGCCACCCGATGGAGCGCCCGCCATGCTCGCCAAGAGCCCCGCGCCTGAAGCACCCACAGATCCCATCCTCGCGTTGCTTGCCCGCTGGAAAGTGGCGAATGAGCTGTTCGAGTCCAAGCCGGATGACGACAGCGTTGAGTGGGCCGCCGAGACCTACGGCCGGCTGGAATACGAGATGGGCAATCCGCCGAAGGTCGGGACTGCCGCCGGGGCCGTGGCCGCGCTCGAATATGCGATGGTCGAGCACACGATGTGCATCGATGGCCACCATGCCGCTTTCGTGAAGAGGGCGCACCGGTTCATGGTGCGGTTCCTCGCCGGCCCGGACCCCATCTTCGCTGCCATCGCCGAGCACAAGCGCCTCTGGAACGAGGTGAATACTGCGCAGGGCGACATGGCCATGAACGCCGCCTCCGACATCGAGACCGCCTACCTCGACGGGATGCTTCGGATGGCGCCTGCCACCCTGCCGGGGCTGCTCGCCTGGCTGGAGTACATCTTCACCGAGCCGGGCATTGGTACCGGCGCCAATGACGAGGAACTGCAGATCGTCTGCGAGACGCTCCGCCAGTTCGGCGCACGCCACCTCGGCCAGCCGGTGGGAGGCCTGTGATGCTCGCCATCCCGAAGGCATCCGCCGCCGCGCCGCTCAGGTCAAAGAAGGTGGCCGCACCGCCCGCCAAATCCCGCCTCATGGTCCTGAAGGAGGAGTGGGAGCACCTGCTGGCGCGCTCAACCGAATTGGCCGAACGCCGCAAGCCGCTCGACGAAAGAGCCGTAGACCTCGCGCCTTCCATGCCGAAGCCCGCGCCCCTCCTCTATCGCGCCGAGGACGCAGACCTCGACCTGTCCTGTGGCATCCCGCGCAGCCACGACACCGGGCCGCCTGCCTTCTATGGCCGCGACGCGGTGGACCACCTTCGTCTCCAGCGCCAGCAGTCACAGACTGCCCAGGCGCGCGCCATCGAGATCGTCGCCGCTTGGGACGCACACAGGGCCCTTCGCGATGGTGTGGAGATGGCCCTCGGCATCCCCGCCCTCGACGCCGAGGAAAAGGCGCTGGATGAAGAACACGAGCGGCTGCGGATGGAGATCATGCGCGAGGTCGCGACCACCATGGAAGATATCCGCTTCAAGTGCGCGCTCGCCCTCTGGTGCCGCGCCGACAGCATCGAGGAGTTCGAGCAGGAGGTCCAGCAAGCGGAAACCGCCGATGCCGAGACGCTCGCCATCTCCATCGTCCGCGACCTCCTGATGATGGAGAGCGGCCGGTGAAGCAGGTCGGCACCTTCCCCACCGCCTATGGCGTCGCCGTGCCCCTCTTCGAGAAGGAGGGGGTCAGCCCCGACGACGAGGTCCTCTTCGATATGGACGGCTGCATGACCATGATGGGAATGCACGGACCCATTCAGCGCGAGGCCTGTCGCGCCGCCACGCGCGGTCAAACCAGCATGCCGCTGGACTTCTTCGAGCGTCACGGCGGGCAGAAGATCCCGCGCATCCCGATCGAGCGGCCCACGCAGCCGGCCTACCTCAGCTTCCCGGCCGAGGTGAAGGGCCTGGTGCCGGTGGAGCGCTGGATCGACCTGATCCTCTACACCCCGCGCTGGTGCGACCGCGCCGAGGCGCTGCTTGCGATCATCGGCGGGAACCTCGAACAGGATCTCGACATGCCGAAGGAGATCATGGCCTTCAGCATGAGCATCCTGCTCACCTGCGCCCTGGAGCACGCGGCCGAAAAGGAGATCGACTGCCTGGAGGCGGCGGCCTTCTATGCGCTCACCATCCATAACCACTGGGCCGAGGCCGGCGCGCGATGGCTGGAGCCGATGCGCAAGACGTGGTTCCGCGACTGGGTCAAGGATCGGCCCGGCTACACCGCCTTCGCCGCGGCCCTGAGGCCGGCGCTGGTGAAGCCCTTCCCCCGCTGGATCGCAGGTGCCGCATGAGCAACGTCATTCCCATGAAGCGCCGAGCCCGCGCGGAGCGAAAGCAGCCACACCTGCACACGCTCTGCTATCACCCACTCGCGCGCAGTCAGGACGAGAACAGCCTTCTCGGCGAGATCACCCACTATGACGACTGCGTGGTGGTGCACGCCCTCCTCGAAGAGCGCCATTGGCGCAAGGTCCGTGGCGAAAGCCGGATGGTCCGCAAGACCCGGAAGTACATCGTGGACACCGCCATCGAGGGCGTGCGGCTGCTGCTGCGCGTCAACGGCCTCCATCACGCCACCGTGCAGCACACGCCGGAGGGGTTCCGGGTCGAGGTGCCGCCGCTGCCGGCGGGAGAAGCGTCATGATTGCGCCAGCGACATCCAGCTTGGACGACATGCGTGTGATCAGCCTGCAGGACAGCGCGAAGGTCGCCGGTGTGAGCCTCGCCACCTTGCGCCGGCGAATCGATGCAGGCGACGGCCCACCAGTGGTGCGTATGTCGCCGCGGCGAGTGGGTGTGCGTGCAGGAGAACTCAGGAAGTGGCTGGAGGCGCGCTAGGAAGCACGCTTCCTATACGCTTCCTAAATCCTGATTTCAGGAAGCAGATTTTCTGATAAGTGCTTGGAAAATTTGGTGGGCGCACTAGGGCTCGAACCTAGGACCCGCTGATTAAGAGTCAGCTGCTCTACCAACTGAGCTATGCGCCCGTTCCAGGGGTGCCCCCGGAAGGAGGCGTCCGTTTAGCAAATGCGTTCCCGCCTGACAAGGGCGGCGGCGAAGATTCTCGCCGCCGCTTCGGTCGCCGCGCACGCTTACTCCTTGAAGGCCTCCTCGCGGGTCTTCTGCACCGAGGGCAGGAGCACCACCACCAGCGCCGCCAGAGCCAGCGCCAGGAGCACCGCGGAGATGGGGCGCGTCACGAACACCAAGGGATCTCCGCGGGAGATCAGCATGGCGCGGCGCAGGTATTCCTCCAGCATGGGGCCGATGACGAAGCCGAGCAGCAGCGGCGCCGGCTCGCAGTCCAGCTTCACCAGCGCGTAGCCCAGGAGCCCGAACAGCGCCATCGAGTACACGTCGAAGGTGTTGTTGTTCACGCTGTACACGCCGATGCAGCAGAACGCGATGATGGCCGGGAACATCACGTGGTACGGCACCGTCAGCAGCTTCACCCACAGACCGATCAGCGGCAGGTTCAAGAGCACCAGCATGAAGTTGCCGATCCACATGGAGGCGATCACGCCCCAGAACAGGTCCGGCTTCTCGGTGACCACATTCGGCCCCGGCGTGATGCCCTGGATGATGAGGGCGCCGATCATCAGGGCCATCACCGGGTTGGAGGGGATGCCGAGGGTCAGCATGGGGATGAAGGAGGTTTGCGCCCCGGCGTTGTTGGCGCTCTCCGGCCCCGCCACGCCCTCGATGGCACCGCGCCCGAACTCCTGCGGGTGTTTCGACATCTTCTTCTCGATCGAATAGGACGCGAAGGAGGACAGCATGGCGCCGCCGCCCGGCAGGATGCCGAGAAACGAGCCCAGGGTGGTTCCGCGCAGCACCGGCCAGATGATGCGCTTGAACTCGTCCTTCGTGAGCATCAGGCTCTTCACCTTGGCGGCGACGAGGGAGCGCGTGTGCTCGTCCTCGAGATTCCTGATGATCTCGCTGATGCCGAACATGCCCATGGCGAGCGCCACGAAGTCGAAGCCGTCGGACAGTTCCGGCAGGTCAAAGGTGAAACGCGGCGTGCCGGTGTAGATGTCCTGCCCCGACAGGCCGAGCATCAGGCCGAGGACGATCATGGCGATGGCCTTGACCACCGAGCCGGAGGCCAGCGTCACCGAGGCGACGAGGCCGAGCACCATGAGGGAGAAATATTCCGGCGGCCCGAACTTCAGCGCCAACTCCGCCAGGGGCGGCGCGAAGACGGCGAGCAGGAAGGTGGCGACCGTGCCGGCGAAGAAGGAGCCGAGCGCCGCGGTGGCCAGCGCGGCGCCGGCGCGGCCCTTCCTGGCCATCTGGTGGCCGTCGATGGCGGTGACCACCGAGGAGCTCTCCCCCGGCAGGTTGATGAGGATGGCCGTGGTCGATCCGCCATACTGGGCGCCGTAATAGATGCCCGACAGCATGATCAGCGCCGACACCGGCGGCAGGCCGAAGGTGATGGGCAAAAGCATGGCGATGGTGGCGATGGGGCCGAGGCCCGGCAGCACGCCGATGAGGGTGCCCAGCAGCACGCCCACGAAGCAGTAGAGGACGTTCTGCAGCGAGAGGGCGACGGAGAAGCCGAGGGCGAGGTTGTCGAAGAGTTCCAT